ACCCACTTCTACCTGAGGCACCGCTAAAGCCGCTGACGCCTGAGTACCCACTTATGCCCGATGTGCCAGATGCGCCACTTACTCCTGAGTACCCACTTATGCCCGATGTGCCAGATGCGCCACTGAAACCACTAACACCCGAGTAACCACTGATACCTGATGTACCAGACGCACCTGAGTAGCCACTTACTCCTGAGTACCCACTGACGCCTGAGTACCCACTTATGCCCGATGTGCCAGATGCACCAGAATAACCTGACACACCACTTATACCTGAGGCACCGCTAAAACCACTAACACCCGAGTAACCACTGATACCTGATGTGCCACTGGCTCCCGAAATACCGGAATATCCGCTAATACCGGATGTTCCTGGTTGTCCGCTATATCCACTTCTTCCTGAAGAACCGCTCGCACCAGAATAACCACTTATGCCTGATGCACCTGAGTAACCACTTATGCCTGATGTACCAGATGCACCTGAGTAACCTGATACACCACTCGCACCTGAGTAACCACTTATGCCTGATGTACCAGATGCACCTGAGTAACCTGATACACCACTATATCCACTTCTACCTGAGGCACCGCTCGCACCAGAATAACCACTGAATCCACTGATACCAATTGTGCCACTATATCCTGATACACCACTATATCCACTTCTTCCTGATGAACCACTATATCCACTAGTACCAGATAGTCCTACTTCACCAGAATACCCAGAACGACCACTTGTCCCTGAGTAACCAGAAATCCCACTTAATCCACTAACACCTGAGATACCGCTGTATCCACTTTCTCCATCTTGACCATCAGTAACAGTAGGATCTGCAAACAAAACCCATTGACTGCTAGATCCATCATTGAAATAAAAGTAAGACTTGCCTGTAGTAGAATCAAACCATATTTGACCATCAACAGGATTAAGAGGTGCAGTATCACTAGGAACAATAGTGTACATCACACCACTATACCCGCTCCATCCACTTACACCTGAATACCCGCTAACACCACTATATCCTGATCTACCTGAGTAACCACTGTAACCACTTACACCTGAGTAACCACTAATACCTGATGTACCAGATGCGCCAGAATAACCTGACACACCACTCGCACCAGAGTAACCACTTCTTCCTGAGGAACCACTCGCACCAGAATAACCACTTACGCCTGATGTACCACTTGCGCCTGAATAACCACTCCATCCTGATGTACCGGATGTACCACTTGCACCTGAGTAACCACTTACGCCTGATGTACCATTAGCACCACTGATGCCTGAATAGCCAGAGAATCCGCTTACACCTGATGCACCATTGATGCCTGAATAACCACTTATACCTGATGTACCAGATGCACCTGAGTAACCAGAAAATCCACTGACACCGGAATATCCACTGACACCGGAATATCCACTGACACCGGAATATCCACTGACACCGGAATATCCAGATGCTCCACTAAAGCCGCTAATACCAGAATATCCACTTCGACCAGATGCTCCACTAAAGCCGCTAATACCAGAATATCCACTTCGACCAGATACACCACTAAACCCCGAAAGATTACCTACGTTTTGACTCACCCACGTAGATCCATCGGAAACCAAGAGATTGCCTGAGTTACCAGGCAAAACAGATCCTACCGAAGAGGTATTATTTCCTAATATTACTGCATTTGCCGGAAGTGATGAAGTACCAGTGCCCCCCTTAGTTACAGGGATTACGTTACCTGTCCAATTACCGTTGCTATCTATTACACCGATTACTGGATCATGACCAACCGATACTCCATCTACTGCATTAAACTTTTTATTAGACACTGATTATTTACTCAGGTAAAAATACTAGATTAAATTGTTCTATACTGTACGACCCAAACTGTATTATTACTTGATGCAGGAGTTACGTCTAATGTGATATTTCCTGCACTATAGTTAACAGCTAGGGCTCCAGTAGAACCTCCCAATGCTACAGTTCCATAAACGGCATAATCTACTGAACTGCCATTATGCACTGCTGAAACTGTAGCAATATAGTATTTACCACCTAAAGATTCTTCACCTCTAACAAAAAACTCCACTCCCCTTATTCCTGCTGCACTTATTGTTGCAATAGTTTGATTAGCTGGTGTAGTACTGGTAGTGTTTGCAGTTGCCCAATTAATGTGAGTATTACCAATCTTAACGTCATTGGTGAATATTGCGTTGTTGCCCTGAACATTGCCTGTTGCAACGACGCTTCCACCTGTTGTTAAGTTACCACCAGAGACATTACCTGTTGCAACGACGCTTCCACCTGTTGTTAAGTTACCACCAGAGACATTACCTGTTGCAGTTACAACACCGCCTGTTGTTAAGTTACCACCAGAGACATTACCTGTTGCTGAGACAGCAGTTGTTGAGACATTACCTGCCGTTAAGTTTCCGCTTACACCTAATGTACCGGAAATATTTGCACCAGTCGTTGAGAACACGGCAACGTTTGCAGTTCCGCCTACACTTACTGTTACATTTCCATTGTTAACTAACGAGACATTACTTGTACCGTTCAGTACTTTTGGGGTAGTTACCGTCGAAGCTTCTACGTTACCAATTAATGTATTTAAACGGATATTACCTAAATCACCAACAACTACTTCACCAGTAATACTAGTGACATTGGATATTGCTTGGAATTCTAGATTTGCAGTTTTCCAAATAAATCCTTGATTGAAGGTGCCACTACCATTAGAATAGTAATTTCTTAGTATTAGACCTCTGTCTTTTGCATCATAGCTAGTTGCGTTTCCACCGTTTGCGCTTCCGCCCAAATCGATCAACGGATCAACAATACTTGTGTTCGTTACGTTAATATAAGTCGTAGATCCACCAACGGTCAAGTTACCTGTAACTGTCAAGTCTTTGCCAACTTGCAAGTTATTAGAAGTAGACATGTTATTGGCAGACACATTGCCTGTTACTCCTAACGTCCCTGAGACGTTTGCTCCTACTCCAGTAACTACTAGTACGTTTGCATTACCAGCAACGCTTACGTTAACGTTACCATTTGCAGCAGGTATATTTACATTACTATTACCATTTGCCAATGGACCTATAATATTACCTGCTGACAAGTTACCAGTTACGCTTAAGCTTGTTAATGTACCGACACTTGTGATGTTTGGCTGCGCTGCCGTAGTTAATGTGCCTGCGACATAGTTTGCAGTTAATAGATTACCTGCATTTACATTACCAGCCGTAATATTAGCAGTGACTGACAAAGATGATAGCGTGCCAACACTTGTGATGTTTGGCTGTGCAGCGGTAGTTAATGTACCGGTTAAATAGTTTGCAGTTAATAAATTACCTGCATTTACGTTACCTGCACCTATGTTTCCAGTTACACTTAGACTGGACAGTGTGCCAACACTTGTAATATTTGGTTGTGCAGCAGTAGTTAATGTACCAGTTAACAAGGTTGCAACTACATTAGTTGCACCTAAGTTTCCTACGTTTGCATTACCTGATACATTTAGCGTTCCTGTGACATTAGCACCTGTAGTAGTCACAACTACGACGTTAGATGTGCCACCGACTGTAAGTGCAATATTACCACTTTCTATCAACCTGATATTAGTAGTACCATTAATAATATTAGGTGAAGTTAAATTGCCACTTACGTTGACATTGCTTATATTTGCTGCGCCGTTAGTTAACGTAAGAGTATTAGTCGTACTGTTGAAAACTAAGTTTGCAGAAGCACCAAAGTCACCTGCATTATTAAACTGAATCTGTGTATTAGAGCCGGCGGGTTGTTGCATGTCAAGTGCAACACCGTTCGCATAGTAATAATTGTCAGTCTTAATACCTCCAGCGACAATGTTACCATTTGTCAACGTTAAGGTATTAGTATCCTTATTAAAAGTAAGATTTGCACTTCCTGCAAATGAAGAATCATTATTAAACTGTATTTGCGTGTTTGAACCACCTGCTGAAGTTTGGTAAGGTTCACCGTTCGCATATCGTATATGATCTGTTAGGACATTATTAGCCGCTATATTTCCAGTTAGCGTGATATTAGCGGTAGTGATGTCTCCGTTCGCTAAAATAATGTTGGCTGGATTTTCACCTACTGAAAAACCGCCAACAGAATTAAAAGTTCTTATTGCCATGATTTTTTATTCCTTATAAGAGGTAACCATTATTTTATAGTTAACCAAATTTGACGTTACCGGAGTAACCGTTAATAACACGTTACCAGAGTCATATACTACTTTAAAATCTCCGACCCCAGGCCCATATAATGGAACGTCAATAGTTCCATACTCAAAATAACCAACTTCGTTCCCGTATACTGTGGCAAATAGTTTACTAGTCTGCCTAGCATTTGTCCCGGTGTCTGTAGCAATGATTGTATAGTCAATTGAACAAATCTCATTGCTGGGAGTTATATGAAGGACTTGATCAATAGAATCACTTACAGTAGTCGCAAAGGTGACTCTCGACGTACTAAACTCATTGTTTCCTGTGCCTAGTGTAACCGAATCAACAAATAAATCACCTTTGAGTGTAAGCTGATTAGTTACGCTGTCAAAAGTAAAATTATCACTGCCAGTAGGGACACCGTCACTACCTGGTCCAGTATTAACAGTAAACAAAACTTGAGTATTAGCTGCATCTATAGTAACATTACCTGTTATGTTACCGTAGAATGTACCATAAAATGCATTTGAGGTTATAGAGTTGGCAACGACGGCGTTAATATTTGCAGTAGAGGCTTGTAAGTTTCCCCCTGAATCTACAAAAATAATAGGAGGTATTCCTATCGTATACCCGCCTGCTGAGTTAAATGGATCTGCTGCCATCTTTGATTCCCTGATATATTTGTATTTATCATTTTGGTAACCAAAAATAGACGCACTTTAGTAGTATCTTCCTAGTCCTCTCCAACCCAAGTCTGTTATTCGGTCCGGGCTGATTGGTTTTGTTGTATAAGTTGTTCCCAAGCTAGGTATTAGTTCTAAACCAGTTACATCAATTTTTAACAAAGTAAGACTGCAATCTTCTTCATGCAGACAATTTTCATTTTCTAACCTAGCGGATAACCATCCTGCCACGGTAGATATATCCTTAGTATCGACTATGAGATAAATCCTAGGACCATCATCATAAAAGTTGTGATGAGCATCATTCCTAGGTTCTAATCCTGTTCTTAGGATGCTTTTAGCATTAGTTTCTGTAGTTACATGATATGCTACACTAGGTGTCGATGTTTGGCCTAAAAGTTCATTTATTTTCATGGTATAGTATTTATAAAATGAGGGTACCGAAGTACCCTCATTGAGCACCGAAATGCTCAGTCTTCCCATCCCGAGTGAGAATTCTTTTACCTATTTCTTCTTCTTATTTTGCTTTCTACATAATAATTTTTCTTGCCTTGCAATACTTTATCTATATCCTTTAGTAATTGCTCCAATTCCGTTTCATTCATCACATTTACCATGTCCATTATTTTTTGATACGGAGTTCTTGCTGCGGGGGCACTACCTGATGCAGGTGCAGGACTTGGTGCAGGTGCACTACCTGATGCAGGTGCAGGACTTGGTGCAGGTGCACTACCTGATGCAGGTGCAGGACTTGGTGCAGGTGCACTACCTGATGCAGGTGCAGGACTTGGTGCAGGTGCGGGTGCTGTTCTATTACCTGAAAATGCTCGTTGTGCTTCTGCGTCTGCCTTTAACGAAGCGTGTTCTTGAGCAGCAGCAAGAAAAACTTGAGCTATTTGTTTCTCAGATAGTTTAGGAGCAGATTCAACTTCATTCAACTTGTTGAGAATGTTTCTTACAGACTCTGTTGCAGTAGTTGGAGCAGGTGCTGGAGCGGGTGCTGGAGTTGGAGCAGGTGCATCTGCACCGACTGAAGCTGCGGGACTAGCCGGCTCGGCTGTTAGTGAGCTTAGTACTGAGCTTGCCTTAGTGGTAGGAAGACCTGCAAGTCGAAGAAACTTTATAATATTCTCTGGGGTAGGTTCTTCACCTATTTGACCTAAATGCCTTTTGTATGCAGGCATTATTTTATTTGCAAGCTTTCCAGTTTCTAATCTACCTTGTGCGGCTCCTGCTTTGTTTGGGGCAAAAGTGGGTAACTTAGAAAGTAGCTTGTTGCCTGCCCTCTTGAAAACACCCATTGGCATAGCTTCATCTACTTGTTGTTCGTTATTTGAAGGTTTTGAGTTCATAGTTTAATCCATGTATTTCTATATTTATCTAAACGAAGGTATTTTTCCAATAAAAAGGGCGCCTAAGCGCCCTTTTTATATTTAAACTATCACCTTTTTACTGGAATGATAGATGTTGTAGAGTGACTTCACCCAAATAGTCAGCAGCATTACCGAACGATGATGCTGTGTTTGTTAGTTCGATGTAACCATAACGTGTCATGAATGATACGACTGGTTCGAACGTATTTGGATCTAGAACAACACCACTGCTCATCAATGGAATGTATGGGCAATAGAATGCTGCTGCATCTGTCTCGCTTGAGCCTTTGTATCCAACTAGAACTGGCTTGTCATCAGTTGCATAGCTGTCTACGAACACACGCATTGCACCGTTTAGCGTACCAACGAACTTGGTGTTAGTTGGGGCTTCGAAAGTGCCTTCTGTTGTGCGAGCAAAAGCCGAAGTTGTTGCACTCTGTAGAACTGTTAGAGCAGCCGGTGAAACAACACACCAGTTACCAGCACCACGACGAGTACGTTGAGCGATCAAGTTTGCAACACGATTGATTAGAACTGCTAGTGCAGCGTGTTCGTCACCAACGTAAGTAGCAGTACCGCTAACGGCTGCTTGATCGTAAACTGCTTCAGTTGTTGCAAGTGTACGCAAGGACAAGAGGATTTCTTGGTCAATTTCAGCAGTGATCTCTTGAGCTAAAGCAGCCATGATTTCTGCTTCAACGTCGATACCATGCTGTGACTGTGCGTCTTGAGCGGCTTCGAATGTCCAGCGAGCTTGTAACTTACGACTCTTAGCTTCAACAGCCTGTCTCAAGATTTGCACGCTGATCTGCTTACCACCATTGCCTTCTAGAGAAGCAGTATTAGCACCAGTGTAGCTAGTTGCTGGTGTGTTATCTAGTAAAGCTTTGGTTGAATAAGCCTGAGCAATTTTGAATGGGCTTAGAGCTTCTTCACCTGCTGTAACACTGGTTTGTGCTGCACTAGTGTCGTTTAAGCTATTAGCATAACGAACACGCAATGTGTGAATCTGACCAACTGGACCGGTCATTGGCTGAACGCCGACCAACTCGTTAGCGATAACTGTTGGCATGACACGACGGATTACTGGTAGAATCACGCGATTTAGAGTTGCAATGTTACCAGCGGTAGTTGTACCGGCTGAGCTTTCTTGCAACAGAGTTTTGCGAGTGTTTTCAAGAATAACACCCATTGTTGAGCGACGAGTACCTTTGAGGCCTTCCAACAGAGCTTCTTTGGTTTCGCCCCAACGGCTTTCTAATAGAACTTTTGACATTTTTTGTTTTCTCCTATATATATGTCGTTTTTAATTCAGCCCTGCCAAGCGTTTTATCTCAATAACGTTATCTCGTTCTTCGACTTCAACCTGTGGTTTAACGGCAGTCTTATCTCCAGTAATAACTTGCTTGCTCTCAGTTAGAGCGGTTTTACCCCTTTTCTCTGCTGGTGCATTGTTTAGTACTGCTGGAAGATATTTATCGAAAGCGGCCTGTAGACGAGGGGTCTGGACGCTTTCTAGTAAGTCTTTCATCACTCTAGCTTTTTCTTCGTTTAGATTACCTAGCAGTTCTGCTAGTTTCTTTTCACGGAGATTGGACTCTTTAATGATTCTGACTTCACGTTCTTTACTTTCAACCAATTTTTGTGCATGGTTAGCTGCTTTTATGGCTTCAGCAATCTGTTTATTTTTTAGCTTAAGCTGATTAACTAGCTTACGCATTTCAACTTTATCATTTAGGTAAGTTGAACTATATTCGCTCGCAAAAGATTCAAAAATACGACGACCAAACTCGCTCTTACGAGATGCGGTAATATCTTCTTTTAGCTGACGAATTTCACCCTTTAGATGACTAGTGATAACTGAATTCAATCTTTCTGCGCTTTCTGCAACAAACTTTTGTTTTAACTTCTGTAGTTGCTTCTTGCCCTCTGCTACTAGTTTGACCTTAGCTTCAACGACAGCCCTTTTGTCTTGGCTAAATTCATTGATTTCTTTTGCAAGAGAATGCACAACGAATCCTTCCAATTTCTTTTGACTTTCGGTTTGAATTGCACGATCAGAACGCAACTCTTTGATTTCTTCTGCTAGTTTTGTGACTAGGAAGTTATTAAATTTTGCGGCGCTTTCACGCAATTTCTTTTGTGCTTTAACACGGTCTTCATTCATAGCTTGCTTTTCAATCGTAAATTCTTCGATTTCAGACTGAAGGCTTGCAGTTACCATTTTATCAAGGGCTTCGACCATCACGTTTTTATCGTGTTCATACTTTTGTGCAAACTCCTCACGAAGTTCAGCACGAACTTGCTCGCGGGCCTCGTTTAACTTAGATTCCCATGCTTCGTTTATGGCGATGCTGGTTTCTTCATTGATGATACCGCGATCAAGGAGTGGTTTTATGGCTTCTAGCATTTTATGCATTACTCCCTTTAAATTTTGAGATCCTTAATCAGACGAACCACTTCGTCTTTTAGATACCTCTGTACCCTTTTGTCGTTTCTTGCCTCTTCTGCCAATTCAATCATTTTGTGGCCATGACGCATGTTAAACATGCCTTCATATACAGCAGTAGGATAGGCATTTGGTGCACTTGGTTGTGCAACGACATCCACTGTGACGATTTCAAAGTCACTAACTTTACCAGTAGCATCATCGACGTTTCCGCTTCCCCTGCTACTAACTCCCAATTTTACACCACTCTCCAACATTGTCTTAATAATCTGACCCATTGGAGTTGGTAGAACTTTAAGTTTACCCAATCCATTTGAACCATCCATCCACATATCAGTTATGACATGACTCACGCGATCAAGGTTGATCTTTAAATCATCTGGATGATCTGCTTCACCTAAGATTGAGTAGTCTCCTTTTATTTGTTCCCTGATGCTTTGAACTGCTTTTTCAATTTCCCTTGACGGGTATATTCTTTGATTTGCATTTAAAACATCGCCTTGAATAAAGATTCCCTTTAGATAGAGATTTTTCTCTTTTTTACCATTGACTTCTATTTCTTCAGACTCGGTAATGCCGGAGAAAACACGGGGGCTTATGAACTCACACAATACTCGTTTATTATACATTTTCAAAATCCCCCGTTATCTCTATATTCACAAAAATAAAAGCCATTTACCTCGGAAACCTTATTTTCTCTTTGCACCAAACTGTTGCTTAAGTGCTCTTCTTCTAGACTCTGCAACAGGGCTCTTAGTATTTACACCTGACTCTTGTGAAGTCTTTGCCTTTGGAGCGGCTGACAAGTCTTGCCCTTTATGTCCTGGTGCGTTTTTAAATTGTCCTGCACCCTTAAGTTGACCTTGCCCTTTAGTTGCATAGTTGTTAGCAGCTTTAGCTGAAGTTGGAACAGATTCACCTGCTTGCCCCATTGCAGTTGGCTTTGCGCCAGTTGCAACGACTCTTGGCTTGGTTAGTGTTGGACTTGTTGTATAAGCACCATTGTCACCGTGTGAAACTTTCTTTACTGTTTGAAGTTGAACAGATTCATCTAACGAATCTTCATCGTCTTCCATGTCTTCGTCTTCCATGTCCATGTCTTCGTCGTCCATGTCCATGTCCATGTCTTCGTCTTCCATGTCTTCGTCTTCCATGTCTTCGTCGCCCATGTCCATGTCTTCGTCGTCCATGTCTTCGTCGCCCATGTCATCATCTTGATCCATTAGCTCTTCAAATTCAGCCATAAGTTGATCAAGTTTTTCTTCTAGATCAACAACACGATCCTCGAGTTCCTCATCATCAGACATGTCATCTAACTCATCTGCGTCAAGATCAATTTCTTCATCATCAGCAAATCCATCGTCCTCATCACTCAAAGGCATATCCATGTCTTCGTCATCCTCAAATGTTCCGCCACTTTGCTCGACATCTAAGTCTGCTCCAATTTCATCAAGCATACTCATTGATTCATCTTCTTCGTCCATCAATGATTCATAGATTTGTCTTGACTTTTCTACCACGATTTCGTGAAAAAGTTCACGGGCTTGTTCTTCATTCTCATTGATAATTAAATCAATAAGCTTTTCAAATTTCCTGTTATCCATTGTGATTTCTCCTAAATGTAAATGGCTTTATAGAGTTATTTATATGGCACCGCAAAAAATAGCCAAATAAGTGCTATTTTTTGCGTGTTTTGACAAGCTAGCATCAAAAATGCTAGAGATTACATCATTGGTTGTGATTGATCAGCAGGCTTGTATTGTTTTCGAACCCGTTTGAGATTTTCTGCTTTTTCAAACGATCTTACATCCTGCATTTTTCGAAGCTTTCTTATTTGACGCAAAGTCAACTTGGTTTTTCTAAGTTCTCTCCAAGTTGGTTTACTGTTATCATCTTCCAAGTCTTGATAACCAGGGATAGCTCGATCATAAAGTTCAAATAGTTTCACGATTTTATTCCTATTAACTATTTATTCTTTACATTCCCAATCCTGGACCACCTGCCGGTGCTCCTCCACCAGGCGCCGGCATACCAGCTCCTCCTTCAGGACCTGCAACAGGTGCTGTCATTTCAGGAGGCATTCCTTCCATACCTTCCGCCCCTTCAGGTGGAATTTCTTCACCAGCTTGGATATCTGATTCAAGATCACCGATACCAATACCGACGTTTCTAAGATCACTGCCGGTAACTTGAGAATCTTCAGGTTCAGAACGTTCTTCATGCCAAAGAGTTGAGTTTTCTTCAATCTCTTCTTCAGTTAATCCCAAGAACCTTTTCATTGCAAATCTTTTACTAATGTAAGGCAATGCTTCAATTGCTTGAAAGGTTGAAACGCGATCTTTATCTAATTCACTCTGTCTGTAAGCTGCAAAATTTTGAGGAGGGTTAAATTTAATATCGAATAAACTTGAATCGACATTTAATCCTCTCCATCTCATGAACAACTTAAATTCGTCATCTAACTTTTGACAAACATACTTCTGTAGACGCTCGCAATACTGATTGAATCTAAATTCCTGTATCATCGCTGTACCAACACGCCCATCACTCAAAGGAGTTTGTGCATCGTCTGGACCAGTCGGTAGATATGAGCTAGGTACTCTTAATCCTCTTGCTAGCCTATTGTTGAAGTACTTCAGATCGTCAATCTCACCTAGATTTTGTCCACCTGGCAGCACATCAACTGTCGAACCTTTTCCTTCAGAATTCTGAGGGAAAAAGTAATCTTCCATAATAGACAAAGGATTATATGTTGCATCCAAAACACTTTGCCCGCCTTGAACACTTGGAATCCTTCGTTGATGAATTTCATTTTTAATTCTGTCAACAAATGCCATTGCCATATGAGTAGGCATGTTGCCAACGTCGATCTTAAATATTCTTCGCTCCGGGGCACGTTGTACACGATAAATCAGAATTGCATCTTCTAGTAGTTCTTTTTGCTTGTATACTTTGAAAATGTTTTCTAAGATCGATTGTCCAAAGGGCCAATATCTATCTAATCCCTCAGTAAGACTTAGATGAACAATATGTTTTGCATCGATTGCTGCTTCATTTACGCCTAAGCTAAATCTACTGCCAGTAGTTCCATATGGTTCATTAGGAACAGTATAACTGTAAGGTGCAGAATAGCCTGCTGTGGGAGGTTGAGCTTGGAAATCTGTAGTAGTTTTTTCTGCCACGCTCAAGTTTTCTAAATTTATGTTAATATCTTTAATAACATATTGCTCTGGTTCTTTACCTTTACTTTCGTTGACAATGACCTTTGTTACCTTTGTCATATCAACCCAATAAAGCTTAAAGTTTTCTGGATCACGAATGAACACTTGATCACCGTACTTTAAAACATTTCTAAAAATCTTAAACGTTCTTGTATCTAATTCATTAAGTTTACACCATTGTTGCAATTGCTTTTTTACTAACTCAACTTCATTTGGAGTTGGCTGTTCATGCCAATTTATCTCAAAAGGAGTATTATTTTGTTCGTTAGTTTGTGTACTAAACTCAGCGATAATATCTAGGCAGGCGCATATCTCTGCATCAACATCCATCATTTCATATTGATTATAACGAGTAATCCTGTTGGGGTGTCCAGTATAAACCTCAGGCAATCTTGACTGATAATTTTTATAACCAAACTCGTAATTTTTCCAACCACCAGTTACTTCGTTGTTCATTCCCGCGCTGTTCCAAGCACCAGAATTGGAATTAGAGCCTGATATGGGACTCATAGTTCCCGAAGGATTTGGGTTTCTAAACTGTTTCTTATATGTCATAATCAGTATTTATGTTGTACTTTAGAAGAAATTTAACCCAGACTTTTTGGTAGTTTCTATATTAGAATCTATGATTCTTCCTATTTCTTCCCTTTCAAACGCAGACATATTCATTATGTCCTCATAGGATACGCCACCTCGCATATACCAAGAGAACTTTAGTGCGGTCCTCTTGATGATTTCACAATCTTTTTCCATACTTGAAATTAGCTTCTGAATACCTTCGCTGTCAAGGTGTAGAAGCCTCATTCGAAAAAATCAGAAATATTCAACGTGAATGGTTGATCATACTCATGCCCGCAGTCTGCACACTTGAAATGTAAAGGTTTTATTTCTGTACTTTCTCTTAGCTTAACGCTAAAGTCCCTAACCGCAGCATAGGTCTTTTTGTCACAGTTGGTTAAGAACTCAAGAATATACTTCTTGTCTTCAACTTTTACACCATCCGGCAATGTAATAGATTCAACTGTATTCGCAACGATTTCCATACTAATTTTACTAATCTTTTTTAAACCATCACTACTTGCCTTAGTACGTTGATCTTCGTCCTGAAGAGTTGCCAGATTGTTGAGAACTCGCTGCATTTCAATCTGAGCCGTATTTCCCTGATTTGCTTCTTTATATGTCAATGGTCTATACTTGATAGACAATCCATCAACCTTTAATTCTGCTGTATAGTCACCAGGCTTCAAACTTCCTAAAATAAGCGATAGGTTTAAGCCATACTTGTTTTCTTCTGTACAACTAGGGCAAGTGCTTTCTAAATCCATTTCGTTGCCATTTGTAGCCATTCGAATAGCAATTAGCAATGCGTCCAAATCCATACTTGAAATCTGCCAAGGATCTTTGATGCAAGGAATACAACTCTTGATGATCTCGACAATTGCCATTCCGTTATAAAGGGCGTCAGGTGTTTTACTTGTTATCTCATCAATCGCAGTCATTGGATAAACTGGAAGTTCGCCATTTTCAGGCATATCGACAATATTTGCGTTGTAGTACTTTCCTTCACTTGGAAGCTTAACGTAAAGGGCCGGTCTACGAAAATATTGTTTTAATGGGTTATTATCTAGCATAAGTGCTCCTGTTTAGATTTTACCGCACGAAACGGTCATAAATATACTGAGCGTATTTATAGGCTAAAAATAGGCAGAAAATAAAAAATGGATGATCAAGAACTAAATGCACTGTTGGAAGAGTTTCGTGCCGCTACAATAGGCATGCGAGATACATTACTTGGTACATCAGGTGAAATATCACAGATAAACAACAACTTAAACAGCTCCAAAGGCGACCTTCAAAACAACTTTAGGCAAATTTCAGTTAATCTCGGCATGCTAGCTTCTACTCAAGGTAGAACTGCGGCTATTCTGAATAACTTCAACAAAAGCTTAACTGATGTCAAAACTGTCTTTGACATGTTTGTTACGTCTCTTGATGCCAAAAGATTAGATCCATTTTTTAATGACATCCTTGCCTCTACCACCACATTCAAAAGTAAACTAGAAAATATTACGTTTGATACGTCTTCAGTTAATCGCTCAATAGGTGATATACAATCATCGATTGACAACTTCAATAACTTAATAAAAGGGTTTGAATTACCTGCTATTGGATCAATCGATACCAGTGGGTTAACAGAATCAATTGGCAAAATTCAAACTGATCTTGAAGAGTTTAAAGGAAAGATAGCCAGTCTTGCGTTACCAAAAATAAAGAGCATCGACACTAGTGGATTGAACGCATCCATTTTAGAAACAAAAAACGCATTTGACCTGTTTAGAAACCAACTTGCTTTATTTAAACTACCTGAATTAAAAACCACAGTCAAAGGCGACACAACTCTTGAAGCAGTAGATCAACATACAAAAGAAAAGACCATTCCGCTTCGTGAAGAGGAGGAAAAGTTAACCAAAGAGAAGACAATACCTCTTCAAAAGGAATACAACAATCAAGTAGAAGCGTTGATTGATATATTTGGTGATCTTCAGGCAAAGTTAGTAGAAATAACAGGAGCTACTACCTCTGCTGCATCTCCTGTAAACGATCTTAGATCCAATCAAAGAAAAGGCCTTCTTGAAAAGGATATTGACCTAAACGACGTTTTAGAAAAGGCTAAAGTTGAAGGTAGATCTACTGTAAAACTTGATAATGACCAGCTAGCAAAGCTAAATGAACTAGGTTTAACTAAAGCCGAAAGACAAAGTTTAAAAATACCAAGGGGCGCCGAACAGATCGGAAAAGGCGCGGAAGTTGATACTGACAAGCTAGAAAAAGTTTTAGAAAGAATAGAACGACAAAAGAATTTAGACCTAGAAGGATTCCAATACGCATCAAAGAGAATTAATTCGTTAGGAGAAGCATCATCAAAGCTTTCAGAGCAGTTTTTAGAGACAAATAAACAGAACATAGGCCTTAGTGCAACCACACAACTGCTTACGGCTGCAATAAGCGGAAGCGTTCTTGCTATAAAGAGCTACACCTCTGCAATTTATGAGGGTAGACGAGGTGCAATGGTTAGTGCCGAAGCCACTACCAAGTTTGCAGACACACTAGGAAGTGCTGCACAAGGAATCGGCTTCGCATTAATGCTCATTCCTGGATTAGGACTAGCAGCAAGATTTGCAGGCGGTGCGCTTGCATTATTTGGTACTACGGCAAAAGCAGGTGCAAAGTTAAACGAGCTTGCGTCTAAACAAGGCGAGGATTTATACAAATCATTCAATGAGCTTGGAAAAGTATCTGGAACAACTAGCGGCGGTTTTGAGAATATCTTTAGAAATCAACAAAAGCTAGGTATTTCCACTGAACAATACACTTCGTTAATAACCAATAACGCAAAAGAAATGAAATTGTTCGGTGCCTCAGTTGGGGATGGCGCTGACAAGTTTGTTTCTGTTGCTAGTTCGATAACGAGCCCCACAAATGAATTAGGAAAAAGCTTATTACGCTTAGGTATTACAACTGAAGAGCAAAATGAGCATATTGTGCAGTACATGGCTGCTGAAGCTAAACGCGGAACGTTAGCAAACAAGTCACAAGCAGACCTTACAAAAGGCGCATATGCTTATATGGAGGAGCTTGACAAACTTGCAGCAATAACAGGTGCAACTAGAAAAGAGCAAGAAGAAGCGCGAAAAGCAATTCAATCTATAAGCGAATTGCGAGCTGCACAAGTCGAAGCAGAAGCAAGCGGTGATTTCGAAAAGGCAGCTAGACTAAAAAAAGCGGAAGATATTGCTACTCAGCTACAAGCAAAGGGGCTTACTAACCTAGCCGCAGGTGCTGCTAGATACTACGCCGCAGGTGGAGCGGTTGACAAGAATTCAGCAGCCTATCAAACAATGATGGGTCAAGGAGGATTGCAGGCAGTAGAGAAGCAGGATACTGCACAAGCGATGCTAACGGTAGGTGAGCAACTTACCAAACAACAAAAAATATACGCCGGTGGAGTTAAGATCGATAGCGGCATATTTACTTCTCTGTTTGGTGACACATTTGCAGCGGCAAATGATTTTACCCGTGCCCAAGAGGGGTTGAGAAGAACAGTCAAAGAAAAAACTGGAAAAGATGACGCTGAGACAATAGCCAAATTTGTAGAAGATCAAAGAGAGGCTCAAAAGAGAGGTGAAAAATTAGATCCAAATGTAGAAAAATACATTGGGGCAGTTGAGAATGATCGACAATCACAAGCAAAGCTTCAAGCTATGGTGTTTACTCAATTGGGTGCAGCAATTGAAAGATACGCAACTAATGCTTCTCAATTTAATAGTGGTGTTGACAAATTTAGTACCGCAGTAGATACATTTAGAGATTGGATTAAAGATAAAACTGGAATTGAATTAGATTCCAATAAGTTACTAGACTGGTCTTATGCTGGCATAGCAATAGCAGGTGTTCTTACCACTGTCCTTAGTAAGAAGCTATTAAAACCACTAGGTGATGCTGCTGGAAAGTTAGGATCAACCTTATCCGAAAATACCGCAGCAACAGCAGGTAATGCTACTAAGGCAGTCAGCACTGCTGCAACAGGAATTGGAACTCCTCGTTGGACAGGAGATTCTATAAAACGACAAGCAAGAGATGCAGATAATGCTGCATTTTTGAAAACATTCAAGGAAACACGTGGCAGTATCAGATACAGGAACAGGGCATCAACTGAAGCTGGGAAAGCCGCTCGTAAAAAATTCTTTGAAGACTTGCGAGCAGCAAAAGCCGGAGAAGGTATTGCAGGAAATCTACCTACTACGTCAGCAAAGGGAATGGATAATTTATCCTCTCTTTCAGAACGCACCGGACCTAGCTTTGGTAGTAAGATAACTGACTTAGGAAAGGGACTAGGAGGATTCATCCAAGGCATTGGAGCAGGAGCAGGTGGAGCAATTCAAGGCATTTTACAAGGAATTGCAGGTGGTCTTACTGCGTTCGCTAATCCATTAATACTTAAAGGAGCCGCAATCTTCTCCGGTGCAATCGCATTGATTTCTGCAGGAGCTGCTGCATCAATGTGGTTAATAGGCAAGGCACTTCCAACATTTGCCGAAGGAGTGGCAGCATTCTCAGGAATCGATGGTGACAACCTAGTTGATGTTGGATTAGGAATTACCGCATTAGGCGGTGGATTAGCTGTATTTGCTGCCGGTGGTGTGGCAGCAAGCTTTGCTAATGTAGCATCGAGTATCGTCGACGGGCTAGTTGGGTTCTTTGGCGGAAAGACACCATTTGAGAAGATTGCAGATTTTTCAAATCTTCCAATAGACGGACCTAAACTAAAAACAAACGCAGAAGCATTACTAGCATTCGGGGAAGCTATGGCTGCCCTAAGTAACGGAAGTGCTTCAATTACAGGTGCAATAGCAGAAAAACTTTTCTCTATTTTTGACGTTAAAACTCCGTGGGACAGATTTGTAGAGTTTTCTAAGTTACCAATAGATGATTCTGCCAAGGTGAAAAACAATGCAGAGGCATTAAGAGCTTTTGCTGAAGGATTGAGTGCCCTTAAGAGTGGGATAACAATTTCGGGTGTTCTTGCAGAAGGATTAGCAAACTTCTTTGAAGTCAAGACCCCATGGGACAGATTTGTAGAGTTTTCTAAGTTACCAATAGAAAATGCACCCAAGGTAAAAACTAACGCTGAAGCATTAAGAGCATTTGCCGAAGCAATGTCTAAACTTAAAGGTGGTACAACTATTTCTATCGGAATCGCAGAAGGGTTGTCGAAGTTCTTCGAAGTCAAAACACCTTGGGATAGATTTATTGATTTTAGCAAGCTTGAACTAGGTGACACTGATAAAATTACAAAAAATGCAAACGCTCTGAAGGCATTTAACGATGCAATGAGTGGCTACAAGGGCGGAAGCATTAGTAATTGGCTTGGAAATTTCGATTCGTTGAATGTAGACTTTGAAGCTTTAGCAAAGAGAATAAACAGCTTCATTAAATCATTTGAAAATCAAAAGATTGACTCATCTAAGAAAGACATAATAATATCGAACGCTGACATTTTAAAGGCGTTTGACTCTGCGATAGGTGAATACAAAGGAGCAGGAGCAGGAGTAGGTACTTGGTTAAATAACTTCGATTCGTTGAATGTAGACTTTGAAGCTTTAGCAAAGAGAATAAAAAGTTTTATTGATGAATTTGCACAATTTAGTCCTAATAGTAAGGAAAAGATTATAGTAAATGCAGACATACTAAAAACTTTTGATCAAGCGTTAAGCTCTTACCAAGGTGCAGGTGCAGGTGCAGGAGCTTGGTTAAATAACTTTGACTTCCTAAACGTTGATCTTGCCTCATTGAAGAAAAAAATAGAAACATTTAACTCTATCAACGTAAGCAAAGAGATAGTTACTAGAAACGCAGAAGCATTGGCTGCATTCGATCAAGCATTAAGTTCGTATCAAGGAGCAGGAACAGGTTCAAGTACCTTGCTCTCCAAGATAGCCGACTTTTTTGGTGCTGGTATTAACATTGATGATCTTGCTAAGAAACTTTTGAAATTCAGTGAGATAAAAATCACGGGCAGCATTGAAGACTTCAAAACTAAGGCTGAAGGTTTCAAAGCATTTGCTGAAGGCATGGAAGCCTTCTCTAACGTAAAGGCTGTTAAGGGATCAACGTTAGCAAACACAATATCAGATAATCTTTCTAAGAAGTTTGACGGCAAGACCATAACCGAAAAATTCGAAGAGTTTGCCAATTTAAAGATTGACCCATTAAAGTTTAAACAAAACAACGAAGCATTCAACACCTTCCTTTCATCAATGGGAATGAAGGGTGCTGTAGACTTAGGTGTTGCTAAAGAAACTGCGGCTGCCCAATCCCGAATGAAGGAACTAGGCGGGTTACCCGCTGCAACACAAGGTGGGAATGCAGCAGCAGGGTTAGGCGCAACTCCAAACGCTACTAAAGCAATGGAGTTCTTTATCAAACAGGGATGGACAAGAGAGCAAGCAGCGGGCATTGTTGGTAATCTCCAACAAGAATCTGGTAAGGATCTGTCAACAACTGCATTTAACAAAAAAGAAAATGCACAAGGAATCGCTCAATGGAGAAATGATAGACTTGAACGGTTTCGTCAGATGTACGGAAAAGAAGTCAAATCTGCCACCCTTGAAGAACAACTTGCATATGTTGATTGGGAACTAAAAAACACTGAGAAACAAGCAGGTGATTCTCTGCGTCAAACAAGAACCGCAGAAGATGCCGCTGCCGTAGTAGATAAAAAGTACGAGCGATCAGCCGGGACTGAAGTTGCAAACAGAAAAAATAATGCGTTGGCTCTTCTAGGTTCATCTCCTGCAACACCATCCGTAGCTTCTGCTGCTTCAAGCATAACTTCAAGCGAAGAAATGCTAAGAGCAGCCGGATTGAAAATAAAGCAAGGAGATGTTCAGGCACCTAATGCGTCATTAGATAGCAGAATGATAGGGCTAGCCCAACAGATTCAATCCTCTATTCCTGGATTCCATGCATTCACTGGATTTAATGATCGTTTCCATATCAGAGAAACTCCAAACAGTATGCATACTCAAGGTAAAGCAGTCGATTTTACCTTGACAAAGCCTCCAACAGTTGAAGAAGGCAAGCAAATTGTTGCTGCGCTTAAACAAATGGGATTCAGTGGGGCAATTGATGAGTATAATAACCCCAGTAGAAACGCAACCGGTGGTCATATACACGCACAGTTAGACGGCTCAATCTCTGCTCCAACCTCTCCAGCACAACCAACTGGATCAACCGCAGTTGCATCGGCTGCTTCACCTGCAAACTCTAGGAAAAAACCAACGACTGCGGCACAGGCGTTTGCGGATGAATACAGAGCGCAGTTTGGTTCAATACCTGCTGACATAAACAAGCCTGTAACTGTACCTGAACCTAAAGTCGCATCTGCCCCGACAACAGCACCTACGACTGCCCCAATAGTTGCTCCGACCCCACCAACTGAACCTCCTCAAGCAACAGCAGCTGGAGTTCAAATGGCAAGAGCACCTGCTCCTATGAACATTGCAAATGAACAAAAATTATCACAAGGAGATATGTCTGGTGTAACCGCTCTTTCAGGAAAACTAGATCAATTGATCTCCGCTGTAAATGCACAAGCAAGACCTGATGATTCTAGTAATTTAAAGATGGGAGGTGAGATTTTAAGTAAGTTAGATGAGGTGATTGATCTGCTAGAGAGATCGACAAGACTACAAGGGAAGTCGTTGGACTACGCAAGAGCTTAAGCCATAGCTATTCATTTCTCTTAGTAGGTAATTGACCTTCGGTCAATAATCCTTCATTCTTGCTCACTACGTTCGCAATCATTCAGGATTCTTTTTTATTCTTAATAATTCTTTAAGTGATTAGGAGTAATATTTAATCTGTCTTTCTTTTACTCACTTTCGAGGAATCCATGGTAGTGCTGTTTCAGCACTACCAAAGGTTAAGATACTTTCGTTTCCTCCTTTGCTGTTTATCCCCTCGATGCAAATAGCTATTATCTGGCTGATGCACCGCCACCGGTCGACCTGTAAGGTATTCATAGGGGCCGCAGTTCAAGCTTCAACCTATACCAGTTTTTATGTGATACGGTTTACTAGTTGAAATCGACGCATGTTCTATAGCCGCAATAAACAGAGTAAGCTATAGACTCATTCAGGGTTCGCACTCATAACGAGAGCCCTGTCGGTATTCCGAATGTTGCTTTATCTTCGCAACATCGCCTTCTCCAGAATCTGACGGCACAGCACAACCTGTACAATCTCAAGGAGGATCGAGCAAGCCCCGATCAAACAAATTGTCTCAGTTCTCTACTTCTTCATCGGACTAGAACTGCAAAGGCCCTCATTTTGAGTTTTATGTTGGGTTAGATTTGGTATCAGTTGAGCTATTATTTGAGTCAGTATTGAGTTGTGGCGTGGTGCCTGAATATGCCTTAAATAAGTCTTTGTTGAGCCTAAAGAATGTTTCCATTTCCATAATATACCAATCTCCGTACTTTTTGCTTCCGTAGAAGAAGAAAAAGTCAGTCACCCAAGTCAATGCAGCTTGAACTGCAACATAACGACCGCGGCGATTGAACTTCATGAAAAGTACAGATAGATCACCTTCATCAGCAGCATCAAGAAGTTGTTCAAGCCATTTGTCTAACTGGCTGTGTTTTCCAGTAAACAAACTATGGAATGCGAAATCTCCGTAGAATTTACACTCTACGTTTAGCAGAGAGAAACTGTCACCCGGGATAATGTCGCCTTTAAAACCTCTGATCTGTGATTCAGATAATGACTCCTTGCGAGTCTGGTTAGTGCCACCAACGAAAGCTCCTGAATGTGCGGCCCTTACGAAACTTTCTCCGTAAAGGTCTGAAAGGTACTTTGCAATTTCCCTTTCAAATCCTGATCCTTTAATTTTTGACGCTGATGGCATACAACTACTTATCATTGTCTAATGATACGATATTTTTTATGTCTCGTCACTTTGATAGGTAGAAAAACCATTTTCTTTTACAACCTTTAGAACGCTACCTACACGACTAACTAGTTCTTCACGATGAGAAATTAGCCAAACCGACTTCTTACGTCCGCGATTCATTTCTTTTAGAATGCTCATTGCATTTTCTACTCCAATTGAATCCATGCCACCATCAAGCAATTCATCAATTAACAGTAGGTTAATTGGTTGGTATAGGCATTCCCAAACGTCCAAGAACGCCCATGATAGCGATAGAATCACTCGGGACATTTCTCCACGGGAAAGATTATGAAAGTCTAAGTCTCTACCTAGTTCGGTAATCTCGACTGATAGGTCGTTTTTGAAAACAACTTGATGCGGTAGTCCCATTTTGTCAAGATAATGTGTAAGCCTTCGATTCAAGTATGATAAATTTTGGTCAATAATTTTCTTTCTGACAAAGCTATCCTTACTGGTTAGAAGATCAAGAATGAACTTTTGATGATCTAATTTTGCATTCAGGTCATTTATAGTATCAAAGTTGACTTCTTGGATTGCATTCTGCTCCATCTCTGAAATTTGTTCTGAGTATGGATCAGACTCCTCGGTTTTCTTTAAAATTTCCGATCCCAAAGTATCTACACGAGAACTATGTTTTACTGCCTCTGCCTCTGTAGTATAATGGGTTTTGGGTTTTTCTCCTAACTCAATTAGAGTCATTTCTGAAATTTGTTCTGCATATGGATCAATCTCATTCTTTTTGTCTCGGATTTGTCCTTCGACTTGTTGAATCAATCCAGAATGTTGAAACGCCTCTGATTCAAGCTTATAATGAGTTTCGGGTTTTTCACCTACAACAATCTCAGAATTATTCAGTTCTGATAGTTTACTCTGCAATTGAGTAGCATCACTTTCTGCTTCTGCTAGGGACTGTTGTTTCTTTGCAAGTACTTCAGTATGACTAGCATCATGAAATTCTTGACCACATGCATAACATTTGTGATCAAGAAGAGTTTGTACCTCTTCGGTGAATTTGGTAACTTGCGATTTGGCTTTCTCCAAATCCTTTATGATGCGTTTTTTCTCCGTCGCTTGGTTTGCAGCATCTTTGACAAGTTGGTTGTATAACGCCAACTCCTTATGCGCCTTTAGCTCTGAAAGAATATCAACGTTGTTTAGTTTCGCAAGCTTTTTTTCTAGTGTTTGGATATCCGTTTGTTGCTTTTGTTTCCAAGCAGATTGGCGAGCCAACAACGATTCATAATCATCGTTGTGTTTCTTTGCATCGACCCAAACCATTAAATCTTTGTGCGCCTGCAATTCTGTTACAATGTCAATTTTGGATAGCTCATCGTATTCGGTGATAAGTTTATTCAGGTCTTCATTGTGCTTGGCAATCCAAAGTTTTTCTCTACGTTTTAGGCTTTCAATTTGTTCAGATACCCGTTTGTTTGCTTCCGCAATGGCTTTGATTCTGAACTCTTCTGATTGGATTGAATCCTTAGTTTCTTTGATTAGCGTCTTTAGGTTTTCTGCCTTTTCGCTTAGTAGAGTAACGCCCAGCAATTGTTCGCTAATCATTCTCTGATCATTTGTTTTCATGGCCAGAAAAGGTTCGCTATAGGTGTTTAAGGCAACAATGTGTCTAAAGAGGTCAGGTGACATGCAAAGAATTTTTTCAATTGCTGCTTGTGTCTCTTTGTTCTCACCCTGAGCATCATCCTGGGTTTTTTGTTGTTCGTTGTCAACATAAAACCTAAGGATGTTTGGCTTCCTTCCCCGTTCAATTCGGTAGTTCTTTTTCCCAACACTAAAATCAACCGTTACAAGCATTGCTTTGCCATTTGTACGATTGATTAGATTATCCTTTCGAATATTGTTAATTGGTTGACCAAACAATCCATAACACAATGCTTGGATCAGAGAGGTTTTCCCAGTGCCGTTACGAGCACCGTCACCACCCAAATCCAAATTTTCACCTAAGATGAGAGTTAAATCTTTGCTGTCAAAATTTACAGATTGTGTTGCTTGTCCAATGCTTAGGAAGTTTTTTAGCGTAACGTGTTTGATTTGAATCATAGAGAATTATAAATTTCCAATAGAATCTTCTTGTCGTATGTTTTACTGTCGATGGAATTGATTTGATCAATAACAGTCTTGTCTACACTTTCAAATTTCGTTTCAGATGCAGTATCAAATAACTCCTCTGATTTTGCAGGAATAAGAGCCATTTCTCGCAAATTGTATTGCGGGATCAGAGTCTCTCTAATGAAGTTTGCTTCCTCGTAACTAATCGGAATATCAAGATTTACTTTTACATGACTTTTTGGTATGAGTAAATCTTCTGGCTTGTCTAGGATTTCACTAAGTGAAAACACATTATACAATGGTTGATTAGGCCAAGAATAAAATTTTGGTGCTTTCCCCCATTCCAAAATCATCATTCCACGTTCTTTATCACCAACATCTGAATAGTTGTGTGGGAATGCGTTCCCGATGTAAGTAATATTCTTGTTAGTTTGACGCTTATGAAAGTGACCACTGAAGACATGTTCAGTTCCATTAAACATATCTTCAGTATATTGTCCGTGATCAGGCATCAAGATTTGTGCGTTCATGTAAAAATTGGGAAGTTCAAAGTGCCCAAATGTATATTTGGTCTTGATCTTCTTTAACTTTTTGTTCTCGTCACCGACGAGCCAAGGGCACAATGTAACATCTCCCTCTGACCAAATGTCATTAATTACTTCAACGTTTGGCAGATACGCTGCCCAAGCTACGCTATGAACGGTTCTGTTCTCACGATAAAAAAGATCATGATTACCAGTAATAAAATAGACTTTGGAAAATCCTGCGTTCAGCTTTTCCAAACACCGCATAGAGTAGTTTAGGCTAAGAATGTTAATTGTAGCCCTATGATTGTGCCAATCACCTAAACAAAGACAAACATCACATCCTTCCTTTTTTGCAGATTCAATAAACCATTCAACGAATTGAATACAATCTTCGTTATGAACTACACTATTGTTTTTTAGTCCAACGTGTAGGTCAGTAAGAACTGCCGCTTTTTTAAATAAATTGCTCATGGTAGTATTTTACTGTAATTGAATGAAAGATGCAAATTGGTTGGAAGAATCAGTCACCGTCTGATGACAGCGATCTAGAGTTATTAAACTGTCTAGTATATGATGGGTTTAGCCCATTCATCTCTAGAATATCATCTCGCAGATTCTGACCTTTCTTCTCCAAATTAAGAATGCGTAAGAAGCTATTTGTTATTACTTGTGTAAAATACGAAAACGGGTTTACACTTTTGGCTTCGTTGAATCTAAGTCCTACATAAGTTAGCTGAAGAATTCCGCTGTTTCTCATTTCGTCATTATAAGTATACCCTCGCCAGTTGTATTTCATTGCGTACTTTTCACACATCATAATGTATATTCGGGCAAGTTTGTCGGTGATCTGACCATGATCTTTACAAAATTCACCGTCGTTGATTGTACCTTTCCAATGACTCTTACCCACACACTCGACTGAGTTGTTTTTGTCAATCTTGAAATGCTGGAATGGAGGAAAGTTTACTTTAACATGCACCATGTCGTCAACCTCCCCTTTAGTTGCGACATCTTCTAAATCTTCAAATGAGGGTTCGCTATCGTCTTCCTCGAATGCAAATATTTCCTTTACGGATTTCTTTGCTTCGACTTTCTTTGGCTTTTTATTTGAAAGTGGAATATGATCCCATGTCATGACTCTGAATACTAAGTCGGACGTTTGGATAGTTGAGCAATCGACTTTTTCTCCAGTCTCAACAAAAATCCTAGCAGCCCTTTTTTCCTTTGCCTTTTCAAGGGTGTCTTCTTTTAACATATATTCAAACGACCTCTCTAGAGGTTCATGCGGAAAATCTATGATTAGGTCATATTTGTTATCCTCTTCTGTCTTGAATGAACAGTATGAGTTCTTGCTTAGATGAATCTCTTTCAAGATGTCTTTATTATTTAAATAGTTTACTTTTTTTGCAGGTGGTAGGGAGGATTGTATGGTCATTGATGGTTGCCTTTTAGTATGGAAAGTATAATATAGATACGGCAAAATATCAAATATTTTGCATAAATAAGAATGTAGTTCGCGGAACGGGAATTCCCAACTACTCTAACGCTATGAAGGAGCATCAGCATGTCTATTTATTCAAGAAAAAATCCACCATTTGGTTTTTATGTATACGCCTATCTTAGAAAAGACGGCTCACCGTATTATATTGGGAAGGGCAAAGGTCACCGCGCCTGGATAAAAATGAAATGCGAACCCATTAGCGCACCAAATAACAATGAAAGAATTGTAATTCTTGAATCCAATTTAACTGAATTAGGTGCTCTTGCCGTCGAACGTAGAATGATTAGGTGGTATGGCAGGAAAGACCTAAACAAAGGAATTTTAAGAAATAAAACGGACGGCGGTGAAGGTGCATCAGGTTGTATCAGGAGTGAAGAGACTAGAAAAAGGATGAGTGATGCTAAGAAAGGGATACCTAGTCCGTTAAAAGGAAAACCTAAATCTCCGTCTCATGCAGCAAAGTTAGCAGAGTCAAATAGGGCAAGAAAGGGCAAAAAGAATCCTGCAATTAGTGCTGGAAAGACTGGTAAACCTAGTAAGTTAAAAGGTAAAAAAAGACCTGAATTGAGTGCAAAAAAATTAGGTGTACCTAGAGGTCCCCAAAGAACTGTAATATGCACCCACTGTGGAAAAGAGGGTGGGGTAACAAACATGAATAGGTATCATTTTGATAATTGCAAGTTTAAAATCCTTTTGTGAATGTGTAAGACTTTAACAGGATTGATAGGAGAAAGCAATCCTAAGAGGGAAAGGTAAAAATAGTACTTTATTTATCTGATAAATATAACTGAGGATTAAAGTTTAATATGCCACAATATACGAGTACTTACACAGCCACTGATGGGACAGTTACTACTAGTGTTTTGGACACTGTGACCAACGAGCAGACTATTACTGTTACGGCCCCGACGGGGCAAGTAGCATCTCAAATCGTAAGTTTCGGTTATACAAACACAAATTTAGATAATATAGTTACCGGCTTAGCAAGACAATTAGAGCAAGAGGGAGCAGGAGGAGGTGGTGGTGTAGGGCTAAGGGGCATAGTTAGTGGTATAAGCGCAACCAGCACGAGTGTAACCGATCAACGACTCACCGGAACAGAAGATAACTTTTTTGTTGCTAGAGGGTGGGCACCTGTCAGTATTGATGAAGTTACAAATCGAATCTCATTAAGTCTGCAAGAAACCTCTTCTCCTCCTGTACCGTTAGAAGATCCACCTGTGCCAGATGGGGTCGCTGATGTCGGAGAACTGGGTATCAATACTGATTTACCTACTGATGCTGCATTAGGTGAATTGGGAATCAATACAGCATTAACTGAACCACCAGTGCCAGATGGGGTTGCTGATGTCGGAGAACTGGGTATCAATACTGATTTACCTACTGATGCTGCATTAGGTGAATTGGGAATCAATACAGACCTAAACAGAGCGAACACAGCTAAGATAGCATCCGAAGAACCTACAAGCAAAGCAAATGGTGATTGGAGAGTTAAGTTGTCTCTTGCAAAGAGTGCAACTTATCTTTACAGAGCAGCGCAGCCAAATGATCCTTTATTTCCACTAAAAGAAACAGATGGTGTAATTTTCCCTTACTTACCTCAAATAGGATTTTCTTATCAGGCGAATTATGAACCGGCTGACTTAGCACATACGAATTACAAATTCTATCAATACAAGAACAGCGAAGTAAGTCAAATTAACATAACTGCTTATTTTACAGCCCAAGATTTAGAAGAAGCAAACTACTTATTAGCAGTGATACACTTTTTTAGAAGTGTAACAAAAATGTTTTATGGACAGGATGCAAATCCAGTTAGGGGTACACCTCCGCCGCTGTGTTTCTTGACGGGATTAGGTCCGTATCAATTTGATAATCATCCTTTGTTAGTTAATACATTTCAGTATAATTTACCGGATGATGTTGACTATATTAGAACTGGACCTAAAGCTACAACAGGAGTAACCTTAGATCCCTACAAGTATAAACAAAATGTCAACGTACCTGGACTTAACAGATTGTTTTCTTCTAATCTTCGACCTGGTGCTGCGACCTCACCTCCTAAGTTCACATCGTTGACTAGAACAGATGCAACTTATGTTCCTACGAAAATGCAAATTAACTTAACTTGCATACCTATTGTCACTAGAAGTGATATCAGCAATAACTTTAGCGTTGAGAAATACGCACAAGGAAAACTAAGAGGAATTTGGTAATGTCATATTCTAAGGTAAGCCCTTACTTTTTTACATCAGTTGTAGACAATCTTTACCTCGATGTAATGGAAAACAGAAAAGTTCCTATGGATGCAACAGATCAGCTATGGACAATAAACCAAGTTTATCATCTAAGACCAGATTTACTGGCTCATGATCTTTATAATGAAAGTAGGTTATGGTGGGTCTTTGCACAGAGAAATCCCAATCGTCTCAAAGATCCTCTTTTTGATTTTGTCGCAGGGACAAACATCTATTTACCTAAACTTACTAATTTAAAATCAACATTAGGATTCTAAATGTCATTTTTCAATCTAACTGACCCTCCGTTTATAAGCGGACTAACTGGTGCATTAGCAAAAGCTCAGAATTCAATACAAGAAGATATAGGAGTGCCATTCGGTTCACTCACTGGTGGCATTCAAGGTATTTCTAGTGCTGTAAACAATACAGTTAATTCTGTGACTTCAGGGGTTTCTTCACTCAGTAGATTGGCTTCATCAGCACCCGGTCAGGCCAAAACAGCAGTTACGAATTTACTTTCCCCAGTTACAAATAGAAATAAGATCGCTTCTAATTTACTTTCACGATCTAACACAAACACTGGGGTAAATAAAACAGATAGCCCAAAAAAATCTACGTCAACTGGACCAGTCGGTAGGAGAAAAAGCAATCCGCTTGATGACTTTTCTAGTTTTACATATCAAATTAGTCTTTATATGCTTACCCCGGAAGCACAAAATAGTTTAGTAGCAGAAGGTGGTCCTGGTTTAGCTAGAGCGATAGAAAGAGGGGAAGCAGTTTTAGTTTGTCAAAGTGGTAGTAGTGGGCAACCAACTCCTGACAAAGTAAAGAGAGCTCCTGGGTTTGAAAAGTTAGATGTTTATATTGATGACTTAAAGTTTGATACAAAAACTGCGATTGAAAATAACCCAGCAACAACCTCATCGATTGACTTTGAGTTTAATATTTATGAGCCTTATAGTATTTCTTTTGTTAATAGACTTACAACTGCGGCCAAAACCATATTAGCTAAATCAAAAATACCTGGAATTTCACAAAGTCAAAGCGCAATAAATCAACACTACGCAATTGCAATAAGATTCTTTGGGTATGACAAAGACGGAAATGTTGTAACTGGAGATACTTATAAAGGAGGAAATGATGTTTCCTTGGTTGATAAGAATGGGTTATTTGAACGAGTGTTTGCAATAAAAATAACAAAAATAGAATTTAAATTGGACGGAAGAGTCACTTGTTATAAAGTAACAGCCGCAAACGTGAATGAATTAATAGGCATAGGACAAATCGATGGTCGAGTTAAATCTAACTGTGAAGTTAGCGCAATTACAGTGGGTGATGCTATTCAAAGTTTTATCGATCATATGAATGATGAGCAGCAAAAATTTCTAAAACCTAGAAAAAATGGTGAAAATGCAAAGCTTACTATAACGACTGATTACAAAATTGAATACTCACCTGACGCTATCACCGAAATTAAAAACGCTTTGTTAGTAAACTCAAAACTAAAAAAAGAGTTTGACAGAGTAAAAGAACTAGACGGTAATAATTTAGGTAAAATTAACCAAACTGTAAACTCTAGTCAAAACCTAACTCAGGTAGCAGCTCCTAATAAAAATACAAAAACGTTTACAATACCAGAGGGGCAATCTATTATTCAAACAATAGAACAAATGATTGCAGTCAGCTCTTTCCCAGAAAAAATGGTGAAAGTCTTAAAGACAAATAGAACAGGTAGTGAGCAAAACCCAAACGGCAATAGCTATGATGAAAATAAGTCAGCAGAACCGATGAAATGGTTTACTATTACTCCAAAGGTAGAAGTAAAGGGGTTTTCAAAAGAAAGAAATACTTTTACCTATAAAATAACCTACATGGTTCAAACATATAAAGTTCCGTACCTTCGTTCAGCATTTGGCAATCCATCTCAATACTTAGGTCCTCACAAGGTATATGAGTATTGGTACACTGGAAAAAATACAAACATTTTAAGTTATGAGCAAAATTTTAATAACTTGTATTACGTTAAATCAGCTCCAGATAATGTAGGGAATCCAGCATACGGTGGTATTACTGATACCACCGCTGCACCAGACGCCATGCAAGCAAATAGATCGGCTAGGTCGGCTATTCCAGTCGAGGGTGTTATGACGGACCTTTATTCACCGGGTGATACGATAGAAACTAACATTCAAATAACAGGAGATCCAGATTATATAATTTACTCCACCAGTGCAGGGTTAAATAAACTGTTCGAATCGTTTTATGGTATGGATAATTTTACGATTAATCCAACAGGAGGACAGGTTTTTGTTGAAATTATTTTCCAACAAGTAACCGACTTTAAAAAAGATGATGGAACTATGGATGTTAACCGTGACATTAGATTCTATGCTTCAGCCAAAACTGAAGCACCTACTGGATTTGTTTATCAACTACGTTCTGTTAAAAGTTCGTTTAGTAAAGGAAAATTTACACAGAATTTGGATGCATTTCTAGTTTTAGATGATCGATTAAACAATGTATACGGTGGAGGCTTTGTGATTTCTAATAATCCTCCACCAAATCAGTCTGCTCCTGCAGCCCCGGCAAATGCAGGTGCAAATGTACAAGATACACCAGTATCAGCACCTACTCCAATCGAACAAGAAATCAAACCAACTCCCGCAGGTCAGGATGAAGATGCGGGGCAATTCGAATATCAAGGATAAATAAATGGCAGATGACGTTTCAAAAGTTAGGGGTGTAACATCAGGGTTTAGTCCCGATAAACCTGGTCAAAAGGTTGTCAATTATCCAGTTTTGGGGATTGTAAAAAACAATGTCGATTCTCTTAAGAGTGGTCGACTACAAGTTTATATCTCCGAGTTTGGTGCATCTGATCCTGATGATAGAAACAGTTGGGTAACAGTAAGTTATATGTCCCCTTTTTATGGACAAACAAACGGTCCTTCACCAAGGTCCGGGGTAGGTAAATATATTAACGATCCCCATTCTTATGGATTTTGGTATACCCCGCCTGACTTAGAGACGCATGTAGTTTGTATTTTCTTGCGTGGTGATATTAACTTTGGGTACTATATTGGATGCATCCCGCAACCTGCATTTAATCAAATGATTCCTGCAATTGGATCTGTCCCTCCAAGCGAGGCAACATTGAATCCAGTTGAAGCACAGAAATATGTAGATGTGCCTAGATTTCCTGTTACTGAAATAAACGATAATGACCCTAGCATCGCTGGATCAATTTTTTACGAAACAGAAATTAAACCAGTTCATTCATATCATGCAGCGGTTCTGTTTCATCAAGGATTAATTCGTGATCCAGATCGAGGAGTAATCGGATCAAGTGCAATGAGAGAATCACCTAGTAGAGTATTTGGTATAAGTACTCCAGGTCGACCTGTTTATATGGGCGGACAAAAAGATGCTCCGAGGATTGGAGGATCAGATCCCTCATTAAACGTTGATGCAAGGCGAGGTGGCCACACGTTTACAATGGATGATGGTGATGCTGGCGGTGCGGATCAATTGATGCGTTTGCGTACAACCACTGGTCATATGATTATGATGAATGATACAATTCAATCAATTTTCATTATGCATTCAAGTGGTAAGTCTTGGATAGAAATGGGCCTCGAAGGTACAATTGACATGTACACCGCAAACAGTTTTAATGTTCGTTCTGAAGGAGATGTCAATTTACATGCTGATAGAGACATTAACTTCCATGCGAAGAAAAAAATGAACATTTACGCAGAACAATTAAATGTCACTACTAAAAAAGATATGAACTTTAGAGTTGGAACTACGTTTAACCAGTATGTGATCAGTAGTTTCACCGTTAAAGTGGATGGAGGCATGAGCATGTTGTCTGGTGGTGACGCATCGTATGCAAGTAGCGCGACCACATATATAAATGGATCACCCGTAAATATTAACTCCGGAAGCACATGTCTTGTTCCACAAAAAGTCCCGGCTATACCAATTAAATTGCACGACGAGACTATTCTAAAACCCACAGGATTTTGGCCATTGCCACTAAAATTACCAAGCATTACATCGAGATGTCCAGCACACTCACCTTGGACTGGTGCTAATTTTGGTGTTGACGTAAAAGTTAACTTTGAGGTAAGATAATGGAAATTAAAGACGCTTTGGTCACTAAGGCAGTCATCTCAACTGTTCCTATGCCAAACGCAATTGGGGGAGCATTTGATTCAACCGTCACATCTGCTTTAATTGGACAAAATGCAGTAACTGCTGCTGCGTCTTTCCCTAATTTAAAAACAAAAGGCTTTGAAATATTCTATAACTATGATGGCAAAGTTACTTTAGCAATCGGTGATCTTGGGCAAACACCTACTCAGTTAGTAATAGCAGGTGTACTAAAGAACGGGTCAGATGTCATTGTTAACGCAAGAATAGACGAATCTAAAAGTTTAGAAACTATGATCCCTCCCAATCTTTTCACTGGTAAATACTACATAAATAATGTAACACAGTTTTTGTTAAACAAGACTGCACAAGTAAATGCTAGGATTGATGTTTTTTCATTTACACGAAAGCAATTGATAATGAGAAACATCATTCAAGAAGATGATCCACCGGGTAAAGTAGCAGGAATTTTAAACGTTGCAGCAACCACAAGTGTGGATCATGCAATAGAAGCAAGAAAAAATGGGATAATTTAATATGGCAATCGCACCTAATGTATCATCACTATCTAGTTTAAGCAGCGTAGGAACATTTGCTGCAAATCTAGCAGACCAAACTCTTTCTGGTATGGCAGGACTTTCCGCCTCACTACAAGCAGTTGGGTCTCTTGATCCAGTCGCAGGGGTTGCTGCGTCAGCGTCCAATTTGATTTCTTCAGGTACGTCTGCGGTGTCAAGCGCAGTATCGCAAGTTTCATCACAAGTTTCAGGCGTTGTTAACTCGTTGTCTGGTGCAGCCGCACAAGCACAAGGAGCAGTATCTGGTGCAATAAACTCGGTTACATCTGCATTGGGTGGTGTAACGGGATCGGCTTCTTCGCTACAAAACGCAGCAACTGCAATCGCTGGGCAAGCTGCATCTGCGGTACAAGGAGCAGTTACACAGGTAGCAGGAGCAGCTGGGGCAATAGGAAGTCAGATTGCCGGTGCTGCAAGCGAGGCAATCGCTGGAGTCACAAGCGCGGTTAGTAACATAACCGGGTCATTGGCAGCAGGGCTGAATAATCTCACCGGTGGAATTTCATCAATTAGTAATATGGTAAATGGTGCAATTTCAAGTGTTACAAGTGCAGTAGGAAATATCGCTGGTCAAGTGTCGAGTGCATTAAGTTCAGCAGGGAGTAGTTTAATGAATGCAATAAGTTCCGTTATACCATCTGGAGTGATGGCAGGATTAGCAGCCGCAGCAGCCGCATTAGGATTTGGTGCAGAAGTTCCTGTATTGGCTTCAACTAAAGCAGTCAAGACAGTCACATCAGTACCTACTATAAATGCTTACGACGCTGCACTTATGTTTGACCCAAGAGTTCAAATTCCTGGAGTTAAATAATTATGCCAACGTACATTGGGTTTTCTACGTTAAATTCTTGTAAAACAACAAACAGGAGCGTGAACTCTACTAGCTCAGAAATGGGAATAGTTACAACTGGCGTTTACGGAGGCGTCAATGGCGGAGTAATCCCAGTTGTTAACAATAAAAAGTTTACAGTAGTGGATAATGAAGCAGTGGTGCAAGATTTAATCAATGCATTTAATATTCCACAAGGATCAAAACCAGGCAACCCATCGTATGGAACTTCTTTGTGGGGTCTTTTATTTGAGCCCAATACAACTATTGTTCAAAATCAAGTCGAACAAGAAGTAAGAAGAATCATTGAGCAAGATCCTAGGATCATTCCAAACATCATTGAGGTTTCATTCGACAACAATACAATTTTGGTACAAGTCGAAATCGCAATCTCACCAAACAACGAAGTTTTAAACTTGCAGTTTATTTTTGATCAGGCTGCAGGGATCGCTACACTTGCGTAACCTCTAATTTTTCCGACGATAAATATACTACATCTGAGAGTATAATTATGGCTACTAGTTCAAGACAGTCTGCAATTTTTGGCGCAAATGATTGGAAGACCCTTTACCAAACATTTAGGCAAGCTGATTTTCAAAGTTACGATTACGAAACGTTAAGAAAAAGTTTCGTTGATTACTTGCGATTGTACTATCCAGAAACTTTTAACGACTATACTGAAAGTAGTGAGTACATTGCTCTTTTAGATATAATTGCATTTATGGGACAAGCACTTGCATTTAGAGGAGACTTGAATGCAAGAGAAAATTTCATCGATACTGCTGAACGAAGAGACAGCGTAATTAAGTTAGCCAACTTAATCAACTATACACCAAAACGAAATCTAGCCGCTCGCGGATTTATAAAAATAACAAGCATACAAACAACTGAAAATATAACAGACATCAATGGTTTAAATCTAAGTGGTGTACCTGTCATATGGAATGATCCTGCAAATCCACAATGGCTTGAGCAGTTTCATTCGATCATTAATGCTTCCTTGATTGATTCACAGCGTGTTGGAAGACCTGGTAATTCCAATACTATTCAAAATGTAAAAACAGATGAGTATTCTATTAGCTTGCCGGGCAATAGTTTGCCGATCGTTCCCTTCAGTGGAACAGTAAGCGGAACACCTATGAACTTTGAACTAGTTAGTGTTACTAGTTTAGACGAAGATTTTGTATACGAAATACCTCCTTCACCTAATGGTAAGTTTAATATTCTGTACAGAAATGATAAGCTTGGCTATGGTTCTCCAAACACTGGGTTCTTCTGTTATTTCAAACAAGGTTCATTGATCAACTATGACTTTACTATCAGCCAGCAGGTTTCAAATCAAGTAGTTGATGTTAACGTAGAAGGAATCAATAACGATGATACTTGGTTGTTTCAAGTTGACAATACAACTGGTGATAGAACACAATGGACACAAGTAGAGAATATCTACGATAACTCTATGCGAAAGTCAACGGCTGAGAAGAAAGTATTTTCAGTCAATTCAGGTGCAAACGATGTAATTAGTTTTATATTTGGTGACGGTGTATTTGGTGAGATACCTATTGGAACGTTTAGGGCTTATTTAAGATCGAGCAACGCACTTACCTATACAATTCAGATTAACGAACTTAGAAATATTTCAGTTTCGTTGTCTTATCAAAGTAGATATGGACGAGTGGAAACTCTTACAATGACACTAGACTTGCAGCTGCCTGTAACTAATGCTCAAGCAAGAGAAAGTCTGACAAATATAAAAGAACGTGCTCCTTCTAGATTCTATACGCAAAACAGAATGGTAAACGGAGAAGATTATAATAGTTTTCCGTTTACACTTTTCAGTTCAATAATCAAAAGTAAGGCAGTTAATAGAACCAGTATTGGAGTAGCCAGAAACTTTGACCTACTCGATCCTACTAGCAAGTATTCAAGTACAAATAGCTTTAGTTCGGATGGTGCATTGTTTCAAGACGATTCAGATGGTAGCGTTTCCTTTACAGTTAACAGCGTCAACGACGTTGTTCAGTTCTTAACTGAAGATTTTGTTTCCATATTAGGAAGTAGAAGGGTTAGACATTACTACGAAAAGATTTTTTCAAGATTTGATCCAAAATTTGTTCCTGGAAATGCTACTCCGTACACCACCGCAGTTTATTGGAAACAACTCTCAGTTAATGGTAGTGATTGCACTGGATATTTTTATGTCAAAGAAACTATAAGCGGTCAACCAGTTGAGATTCCTGTACCAATTGGTATCTATTCTACGACGAACCTTGCATATGCAACAGTGGGCGCCCTTCTTAAAATTGAAGCGCCTATTGGATTTACGTTTAACGAAAAGAATAAACTTGTCCCGTTAGGAACAAACCCAGATCAAACTACTTCATATTGGACAAGTATTTTAAATGTTATTGGTGATGGTTATAATATTGGCAATGGTGCAATGTCAGACAACACTGGACCAATTACACTTAAAGGAATAATCAGCGATGGTTGTAAGATGTCTTTAATCATACCATCATTCAGTAATAGCTTATCATCATCACTAATTCAAGAGTGTATCAGAAGAATTGAACTTGGACAAAATTTTTCATTGGTATTCGACAATACATTGACCACTGTTCAGGAAAGATGGTCAATCGCAGAAATCAATGACCCAAATGCATTTATAAAATTTACAAGTTTAGGAAACAATAGATATGGCATGACATACAAATCCATATCTTACTTCTTTGGAAGCGTTGCTGATACTAGATTTGTATTTGAAACTGACAAGCTTGTGTATGATCCAAAGAGTGGGAAGATTCTCAAAGATCACATCAACGTGCTGAAAACAAATACAAAGCCTAACTCATTAAACGCATTGGGCAGAGATTATATTCTTAACATCATTGGACAACCAGTGCAAGCTGATGGATACGCAGATGACTATTCAGTTGAAGTTACTTGCACTCATCAAGACAATAGCAACATCACCGTTGATCCAGACTTTTTTGCTTCTTTAACTGGGTATGAACAAGGTGGCTCGACTTTTGGAAAGTATACGTTCTTCCAAAAAGTAACAGATGCATACCTCTTAGACAGAGTGCAAGTAGTACCAACTTCGGATGTAGTTTTCACTTATGCTAATCAATCTCAAATAGAGACAGTAAAGTATGAATACCCTGAAGGTCAAGTATTCTACGCTTATGCGATGGATAAGTTTTTCACAATTGAAAAAGATAATACTATTTTAAATCTGATGAATGTGGTTGAACTTTCGAACTATACACTAAGTACTGGTAGACAAGGATTCTTCTTCCAATATAGGCACAATTCAAATAACACATCTAGAATTAATCCAGGTACAACCAACATCATTGATTTGTATTTGGTAACACAGGCCTATTACAATAGTTATAACAATTGGATCAAGGATACAACTGACACGTTAATTGAGCCAGAGATACCTACAATAAATCAGCTAACTGACGCATATAGCAAAATCAACGATTATAAGATGATGAGTGACAGCGTAATTCTTAACAGTGTAAAGTTTAAACCTTTGTTTGGAAATAAAGCAGCTCCTAAGTTGCAAGCTACCATAAAGGTAATAAAATCCTCTTCTACGAGAGCAAGCGACTCAGAAATCCGTTCAGCAGTGTTAGATACAATCAACGAATATTTCAATATTGATAATTGGAACTTCGGAGACACTTTCTACTTCTCTGAGCTATCTGCATATCTTCATAAAGAGTTAGGTGACTATGTAAGTTCGGTTGTTATCGTTCCAAAAGATCCAACGTTGTCGTTTGGTGCTCTATATGAAATACGATGCGCTCCGTATGAAATATTTGTCAACGCTGCACAAGCAACTGATATAGTTGTTGTATCCGCGCTTACAAACGCAGAATTGTTACCTTCGTAAGATAAAAGGAAGAAGATCCTAAATAATAGTAGTTTTATGCGGCAATAAATATGAGTATAACCTTAAGTGATTATACCATATGATTTCCAAAATTCGCACTATTGATTTTCTTCCTGAAATCTTCAGAACAAAAGACAACAAACAGTTTTTAAGCGCCACGCTTGATCAACTGGTTCAACCAGGTAATACTACTAAAATTGAAGGATTTATTGGTAGTAAATTTGGGTACGGTGTCAACGCATCGGATAAGTATGTCATTGAGTTTAATAAATCAAGAAATGACTACCAACTTGATCCAGCCGTTGTCTTTTTGAAGAAAGATACAGACGTTGCAAGGGATCTATTAACCTATCCAGGGTTTATAGATTCAGTTAAGATCGAGGGCAGCAACGTAGAAAATCATGAGAAATTGTTTTCAAATCAATTCTATTCATGGGATTCGTTTGTTTGTTTGGACAAGCTAATTAACTATTCTCAGTATTATTGGCTTCCATCCGGTCCTAGCGCAGTTCAAGTTACAACGGAACTTGCATCCAGTGACATAGATTTTACAATTACTGATACTAATTTGGGATATCGAATCACAGGTGATTCTTCCGAAATCGAAGGTATAAATCCTACTATATTTTTATTGAGGGGATCAACTTACTCATTTAGAGTAAACCAAGAAAACCCACTGTGGATTCAAGGTGTACCTGGGGTCACTGGTTATGATCCTATACAAGTAAACGTAAACACTAGAGAAATTCTAGGTGTTTCAAACAATGGAGTTTCCAACGGTGTTATTTACTTTGACGTTCCCTTCAGAGACGCACAGCAAGCATTTAAAGTGCCGGGGACTTTTACTGTAGACCTTGTTTCCTCGTTGCCATTCGAACAAATCAACGGAAAAAGAATAAGTGAAGTAAACGGAATCGACAGTGTGCTAGCACTAAACGGCAAGTCATTGATGTTCTACGGAACAGAACCTGGTGTTAAAGCATATGTAAGTAAGTTCTTTGGTTACGGGGAGTTTGGTGAAAATGATCCCGTTTTCAATACTCCAATCTCAGCAAATATAACTGAAATAACTACCACTACCTTAACCAATACTGCTTTTGAAGTTTACGGTGATAGTTCGATCATCTGCCAATCAACTGCTGGGTTTGTTGAAAACGAAGAAATTACATTTAGTGGAACAGAGTTTGGAGGCATTTCTTCTTCGGCTACTTACTACATAAAAGAAATTCTAAGCGATACTTCTTTTACTGTTTCGGCAACTCCAGGTGGTGTTAAACTTACGCTTACACCTGATGTTGGGTCAATGACGCTCTCTACGTTTACAACTGGTGTTCTTGTTTGTAACTCAACCGTGGGATTCCAACCAGACGAGTCGATTTCGTTTAGCGGAATTTCTTTTGGTGATCTATCAACTGATACCGAATACTTTATCAAAGACATAATAGATCAAACACGCTTTACTATTTCTGCTGTTCCTGGTGGCAGTAAATTAAATCTTCCTATATCAAGCGGGTTCATGGTTGCGTCAACCAACACTGGTGTTTATGAAGATGGCGCAAACGTTGTAGTGAATAATACTTTATTCCAAGTGAATTTACTTGGTGATGAAGATCCAGTCATTTACTTAACCGTAGCAGGAACATTACCTACTGATCAAAAGATAACAGCATTATTTGGTAAACAGTGGATAAACAGAAACTTTATTCGATCACCAAACGGTGTTATTACACTCGTACCTTACTTAGCAGCAGAACTAGATACTTTATATTATCAGGACTCAAGTAACCCAGATAAAGTAGGGAAAATTAGACTTGTCGATGATACATTCCAAACTATTATTGATGTTGAAAGAGACATACTAGGTGAAAGATATTACACCAGTCCAAACGGGGTAGTATTTACAAATGGTTTAAAAGTAATCTTTTTTGGTGATACATTTAGCCCTCAATATAGAAACAGAGAGTTTTACGTTGAAGGAGTAGGAACTGGGATAAAACTAATAGATGTGAAATCTTTAGTTGTGCTAGAAAAGTTTAGTCAAGGAGTCTATTCTCCTTTTGACATCTTATCCTTTGATACACAGAATTATGAATTAACGGAAGAAGTCCCGCTCACCCCGGATTATATTACTATAAATCGTTCAAGCATTGACGCAAATCCATGGTCAAGAAGTAATCGTTGGTTTCACTATGACGTAATTGCTGCGACCGCTCGATATAATAATGATCCAACTATTCTTGGCGTTTTAAACTCTGAAACTGCAAGAGCAAAAAGACCAATTATTGAATTCTATCCAAATCTAAAATTATTCGACTCTGGCATTCAAAGCAAAGGCATAGTTGACTTTATAGATTTTTCTGTAAGAAACGCATTTGAATCCAGTGGTCCATTGAGAGTGGCGGGCTTTGAGGTTGATTCTGAAAACAATGTTTTCTTTTTTACAAGTGATCAAACTAACAGAGGTACTGCAACTGAAGATCCAACTCGTTTAGCAGCCGTTCCACTATTCGATGGTGCAAGAGTAATCTTTGCAAATGAAGAGGATAGTGTCAGAAGAAAAACAATCTATACTGTTAACATCGAAAAGATAAAAGAAGTAAAGGTTGCTGTTACAAAAACAGAAGCGTCGGATGTCATCACAGTTAGCAATACCGCTGATTTAGTAGTGGATGCAATGCTTAGCCTGTCTGGAACACCGTTTGGTGGATTATCACCTATCAACTATTACATTGCTGAAATTATAGATGAAACTTCTATAAAATTAAAGGACAGTTCAGGGACTATAATTGATATCTCGTCAGGTGACGCAGACACTGGTGTTATGATTGGGACATTGAAGATAAATCCAATCATAACATTGTCAGAGACGAACGAAGAGCCCATACAAGTAGGAGAACAAATACTAGTTAGATATCCAAATACTCCTAGCATGGTTTCTCAGTATGGAAAAGCTTTCTATTTTACTGGTACTGAGTGGGAAACTTCGCAAGAAAAGCTTACGCTAAATCAGCCACCTTTGTTTGATGTTATCGACATAAACGGAGTTAGTTTATCTGATCAAACAGTATATCCAAGTAGTTCTTTCTTAGGTACAAAGTTATTCTCATATGGAGAAGGCACTGGAGCGAATGATACAGTGTTAGGGTTCCCAATCAAATACAGTGCTGTTTATAACTTAGGTGACATTAGCTTTGATACGAATTTTAATTCGGATAAGTTTACCTATGTTCAAAATAGACAGGTAATAACTAAGAATGTTAATGAAGGATATGTTCAAGAGTTTCAAACCTTAAACGATTATAAAAAGTTGCTTGGCTGGGAAACAGCAGCAGGACCTTCTTTTCAATATCAAATCTTTAACATTGTCCCGACTTCAACTACTAACTCTTTTGTTTGTGACATTCCTGCAAAATCAGTGACTCAAACTCCTTGGGCTCCTGTGCAAGTTTACGTTGATAACGCAAGATTAACACCTAGTCAATTTACGGTTTTGATAGAGGGCAATAACACCTTTATTACGACTTCACAACTTGTAAGTGCAGGCACTCCAGTGCAAGTTCTTTTGTTGAGTGAAATGGTTAGTAAGCAGGCGTATTTTGATATTCCTCTTAATTTAAGTAATAACCCATTCAACGAAGATATAAACTCTGTTAGCATAGGTGAGATAAGAGGTCACTATCAAACAATTTTCAAAAACTTTCCTTATATATCTGGAAGTTCACTAGGTTCAAATAACTACAGAGATCAAGGGAAGCTAATTAACTACGGAACTAAAATAGTTCAGCATAGTGCCTCTATGGTATTTTCGGCGATGTTCTTAAGAAACACTAGCCACAATATATTTAATGCGCTAACATACAATGCAAATGAGTATGTAAAATTCAAATCATTAATTGTTGATACCACTACAAAAGTTAACTTTGGAAACATCTATGCACCTGATGAGATGCTTGATTCTATCCTTGAACTGATTGCATCCACAAAAGATAGCGATAGTGCATTCTTTTGGAGTGACATGGTGCCTTTGGGTACTCCGTATATTATAAACAGTTACAACTTTAATAACTTTACTGATACTAGTCAATTTAACTTAAGTAGAGTTTATAACTTTGGAGTTGCAAACTACAATGGAGTATTGGTTTACTTGACCAGAACCCAAGACGGTTTAACATATAGAACTCTGCTAGTAAAGGACAAGGACTATGTTATAAGTGATAACAGTCCTTCTATTACAGTTAATGTAGACTTGCAGATTGGTGATGTGATCACAATCAAGGAATACAACCAAACCTATGGAAGTTTTGTTCCAAACACACCAACTAAACTAGGATTGTACCAATCATTTGAACCTACTGTTTATCTTGATGACACTTACCTTCAACCAACATATTTCTTAAAAGGGCATGACGGTAGCTTAACCAAGTTATATGGTGAGTATAACGATGGCTTACTACAAGACATACGAGACAAGGTATTATTTGAATTTGAAAAGAGAATTTACAATAACCTTAAAGTACCAGTCAAACCTGCAATGTCATCTGATGACATTAAACCTGGGCAATTTAGATCAGCTATTCCCTTGCACGATCTAAATGAAATGTACTCGTTAGGATTCTTAAACTGGGTAGGTCAAAACAGATTAGACTTTAAAACTAGATTTTACGATCAAGATAATCCATTTACTTGGAACTATACTGATAGTGAAAATCGATTACTAAAAACTCCAATTGAACAAGGTGGTTGGAGAGGAGTTTACTTGTGGTTGTATGACACTGATAGACCTCACGTTGCTCCGTGGGAAATGCTAGGCTTTTCAAACAAACCAGTATGGTGGGATTCTCGCTACGGATCTGCACCATACACGAGTGATAACTTGGTTTTGTGGAATGACTTAGCAAATGGTATTGATTGGAACAATGGATCGCCAAGAGTTATAGAAACTAGAAAAAGACCTGACTTACTAAAAATTATTCCAGTTGACAGTCAAGGGAAACTAATCTCTCCATTTTATACAATAGTAGGTAACTACAACGATGTAATATTTAAAAATGAATGGGAAGTAGGTGATGTTGGACCAACTGAGGCATCTTATATTAAGAGTAGCACTTGGCCGTTTGACTTGATGAAGTTGTTTGTATTAACTGAACCTGCAAAGTTCTTTGGCTTGTTTATTGATACTGACAAATACAGATTAAACGAAGAATTTAACCAGTTTCTGCTTAACAACAGGAGACATTATCGTGTTTCTGATTTGGAAATATACGGGTCAGGAATTCCTAAGCATAGTTACATCAACTGGATCGTTGATTACGAAAAGCAGTTTGGAATAAATGCGGTCGAAATGTTGACTGATGTCAAGGACAACTTGGATGTTAGGCTTGCATATAGACTGGCTGGTTTTAGTGACAAAGACTTGTTAAAGTTTTATGTTGAAAAGAGTACACCAACTACTAAGAATACATCATTATTGATTCCTGATGCTAGTTATTCAGTATTGCTTTATGATAATCAACCATTTGAAAATATTGAATACTCTTCAATCATAATACAAAAGACTAGGACTGGACATAAGATTTGGGGTAATTCGCAAAACAAAGCTTATTTTAAGACTGCCGTTCCTAAAAACAATGGCATTTTTGAAATCTTGACTCTAGGAAACAGAACAGTAAAGGTAAGCAAAGAGTACACGGATGAAATTGTAGCTGTTCCATACGGGACAGAATTCTTCACAATTCAGGCAGTTGCAGAGTTCTTGAAATCATATGGTGTTTATTTAGAAAATGCCGGAATGCAATTTAATCAAATTGAATCCGGTAACGCAATAAGTTGGAATCAAATGATTCTGGAAGTATTGTATTGGACACAATCTGGTTGGGAAGAGGGCGCAACTATAAACGTCAATCCATCTGCGAAGGTAATAACAATCAACAAAGAAAGTTCAATCGTACAACCTTTAACATTGAAAGAGAATATTGTTCTAAATCAGAATCTGCTTCCAATTGAACTTAAAGACCTTTGTGTTTACCGAGATGGAACAGAATTCAATGTTAGGGCATTAAACGAAGGTGATAGTCTTTGCTTCTTCAAGGCAAACCTATTTAATATGGAACACGTGGTAGTTTTCAATAACACTACGATATTCAATGATAGGATTTACAACTTAACGACTGGGTTACGTCAGCAACGAATATTGGTTAAGGGTTCTAAGACTGCTGATTGGGATGGTAGTGTAAATGCTTATGGATTCATTCTTAATCAAGACAACATTGAAGAATGGAAACCAAACATTGGTTACACTAAGGGAGTGATTGTAAAGTACAAAAACAATTACTGGGTCGCAACAAAGGTAGTTCAGCCAAGCAGTTCGTTTAGTGATACTGATTGGGTAAAAACAGATTATAATACTGTTCAAAAGGGCCTGTTGCCTAATCCAAGTTTAGCGGCATATGAAAGTACTATTTTCTATGATATCAATAGAACAAACTTAGAGTATGATACAAACTTGCTAGGATTCTCTTCTATTGGTTATCGACCAAGGCAGTATTTGTCAGACGCTAATCTGACTGATGTTTCCCAAGTTAATGTTTACAAGAACATGATAAAAACAAAGGGAACATTTAATGCTGCTAACAACTTTAATGGAGTCACTTTACAACAGGGATCAATCGATTATGATATCTTTGAAAACTGGGCAATTAAATCTGGAGAGTACGGTGGAGTTTTAAACGCAAGCTTTTTTGATGTTAAATTGGATCAGTCAAAGTTAATTAGTAATCCAAATATCATTGGAATGATCTTTAACAATAGCTTGACGGATGTTCAACAGTCAGTTCCATTGTACGATGTATATAATTTTGATAGACAGCTTCCAAATGCAAATGTCTTGCCCACAACCAACTATGAAAGCTCAAAACTTCCGTATGCTGGTTATGTTAATTTTGATGATATTAAAGTTAATGCATACAACTTGACAAGCCTAACATCAAACACAGAATCAATTTCTACGTTGTACCATAATGACTATGTTTGGTTAGCAGATTACAAAGGTACATGGAGAGTGTACTCACCTATATCTTTGGGTGCATATGATGGTACAAGTTGTAATAATGGAGTTCTCGTAGTTGAGTGTAATAATAATCTTGATGGTACAGTGAACCTCGTATTTAATGCACCGCATGGATTAGCAATAGACGATCCATTTGGATTAATCTACTTCTCGCCTGAGATGGATGGGTATTATACAGTATTGTCTACACCTGCTGTTAACACAGTAAGAGTTGCAAAGTCACTTGCATTCTCTATGCTTAACGTAAGGGGCGCTGGACTTGCATTTAAGTTCCAACCACATAGAGTGAGCAAGGGAAGTGAAATTGCAAGTTTGCCGTTAACCAACACCGCATTTAATTCAACTGACGTTTGGGTTGATGAAGATGTTTCAGGAGCGTGGGCCGTTTATAGAAAAACTTTGAATTACAAAGAAGTACTTTCGCTAGAAAAAGATTCCAATACAACATTTGGAGAAGCAGTTGCATACATTCCAAACTTGGGATTCATTGTAACTGAACCAAAAGACGGTACAGTAGCGAACGTAGGTAAAGCGTTCTTGTACAAGATTGGTCAATTGGAATCTCCTGAAGAAATTGTTAATTCAGAAACATTTGGAACAACTATTGCCCATAGTGATGATATGGTGTTGATCTCTCAGCCAAATGGTACGTTAGATACAGATAGAAAAATATATGTGTATCAAGCAATAACTTCGAATGGGTTAAAGGAACTTAGATTACAGCAGACAATTGATGCACCGAATTTGTCAGATACAGATTGGGGAACTGGTCTAGCAATATCTAAAGATAACCAATGGATTTATGTCGGATCAACTGCAAATAACAAAGTTTATGCTTACGCTAAGAATCAAGATTGGGCATTTTCAAGCACTGGTCTTGTAATGACTTCCGCTACTCTAGTAGGTCAAGGATTCGTAACGGTTACTGGAAATCAAACTGCTACGATCCTACCTGGCACAAGACTATCATTTAGTAATAGTGGAAATGAAACTTATCTTGTTAGCGGTGTTTCTTTTGATGGGACAAACTCAAGGATATCATTTACTTCTACATTGACTCAACCACATGCAATTGGAACAATTTATTTCGCTAAACATAATTATTATTTGGTTGACGATGATTTCATTGTTCCTGCTACCTCTATCCCAACTGATAAATTTGGATATAGAATAAGCACGAATGATGATGGATCAAAGATATTTGTTTCAGCACCAGAAACAAACGAGTCTTCGGTTTTGATAGAAACTGGAACTGTTCATATCTTTGATAGAATAGTTCAAACATTTGAAATTCAAGATAGCAACGAAACTTCTGTTGACTTAGGATGGACACCTAATACAGTTACGCGAGTTCTTAAGAACTTTGAACCACTTCGTCAAGTAGATGACTACTCTGTAAATGCTTCAGTGATTGAAGGGCTTGAGTTAAGCGCGGGAGATATCATAACTGTTCATACAAATAAATTTGTCAGAATACAGACTATTAACTCCTCTGAAATAAATGACGGAAGACCTCACATTAGATTTGGAAAGGGACTGGACACAAGTTATGCGGGTGATGAATTACTAGCAGGTGCTCCGTTCAGAATTTCATCTGACGGAAAGGAAGGAGTTGTTTATCGTTTTACCAATGGTGGCAAAAAGTATGGACTAATTAAAGCCACATCTGATTTTCAAACAATTGGTAGCCCAGTTGACATTTTAATCAATGGGTTTAGATTGACGATTCAAGGTGATTTGGCAACCGTAGTTAACAGTATAAACACTAGTGGAATTAATAACGTAAATGCTTATGCATTAGAAAACAAACTAGTTATTACTCTAATAAACGAAAGCCTAAATCCAGTTCATAATAAGTTAAACGTAAGTGTTTTTGATGCAAGTGTTTTGACATCACTAGGATTTACTCTTTACCAAAAGACTCAGGAAATAACTTCAGTTCACAAACTTGGATCAAGTCAATTTGGTGATAACATTAAGTTTAATCAATATGGATCGTTCATCGTAAGTGCTCCGGCTGATACTAGATTTACAAGCACAACATTTGACTTCTTTGATGATAGTAAGGATAACGACACTTACTTTGATAATGACTTTACTAAGTTTGTTGATGGTACTGTAAATGCAGGAAGCGTTTACATGTACGATTACCTACAAAATGTAAATGAATCAATTGATGATCCAGGTCAATTTGCATTTGCACAGAGTATTGTTGACTTTAGAGAACACAATGGAATCTATCCTAACTTTGGTAGATCGCTAGACTTTAGTTACTACAACGTTATGGTTGGTGTACCTGACTACGAAAACGTAAGTGAAACTAATGGAAAAGCGTTCCATTTTGAAAATGCTCTCAACAAGGCAAACTGGTCAGTATTCAGAAGCCCGTCTGAAATTGTTGATGTCAACAAACTTCAAGACATACAAATATTCAGTAGCAATACAAAAGAAACGTATGGCTTGATAGACTACATTGATCCATTACAAGGTAAGTTGCTAGGTGCAGTGCAACAAAATATTGACTTCATTACTTCGACTGATCCGGCTGGATATAACAGAGACGGAGAGATTCTTAATGGCAATTTAGTTTGGGACAAACACTATGTTGGTCGCATTTGGTTTGACACAACTAACGTAAGATTTGTCGATTATCATCAAAACGATACAGTTTATAACAGTAAATATTGGGGAACAATTTTCCCTGGTAGTGATATTGCAGTCTATACATGGATTGAAAGCACAGTTAAGCCAGAAGCTTATGCAGGACCAGGTGTTCCAAAGAATACAACTGATTTTGTTACAAGATATGAAACAAATGCAGCTAATATTCTTTCTCCAAGATATTACTTTTGGGTTAGAAACACCGGGCTTGTATTTGAAAACATGGGCAAAACATTGTCTGATGTTATTATCGCCTTTTATATATTGAATCCTCAAAATTCAGGAATCGCTTATTTTGCAGGCTATTCAAGTGATAAATTTGGATTGTATAACTGCGCTGAGTTTATAAAGGATGATTCTATTCTTCACGTTGGTGTTGCAAATGGATCTTCAGACGATACAAGTTATCAGAAGTTTTCTCTAATAAGAGAGGGCAATGCGGATGACTTCTTGTCAGGGTTGCCTAGAAGAATACAACAAGAACCGACTCAACTTTATGCTAAGTTTATTGACAGCTTGGCAGGAATGGATAGTAACGGTCAAACTGTTCCTGACCATAGATTACCTGAGTCATTAAAATATGGCGTTCTTGTTCGTCCAAGACAGGGATTTTTCGTTGATAGATTGCAGGCGTTGAAGAATTACTTGACGTATGCAAACTCGGTATTATCGCAGTTCCCAATCACTGAGACTAGAAATCCTCAGTTAATCTTCAAAACAGAATTTAGTGAGCAAGGAGGGGAAGCTTATCTAGTTGTTGACACCCCGTCTTATTGGGAATTAACCAATTGGTGGGCAAGTGGATATTCCGATACTACTAAACCTACTGTCGAAGTTGCAAGATTTAGCGATCTTTATACGCTTGAAGCATATGAAGGCCTAATTGCAGCAGTTGCAAGGAATGGCAATGGCTTAAGAGAAACGCACATTTTTACTCAAGGTAATTGGGTTAGAATTGGATTAGAAAAAGGAACTATCCAATTTAAATCTTCGCTATGGGATTATTCATCTACAAATGAGGGATTTGGTGATGGGTATTTTGGTTCTGAAACCTTTAACCAAATTCCAGTAGAAGAAACAAAGAACATCATACGGTCTTTGAATGAAGAGATTTTTGTCAATGATCTAATCATTCATAGAAATAAGAGTTTAATCCTCATGTTTGAGTACATCAAGTCCGAAAATAACTTGGTAAACTCATACAGCAATTGGTTAAACAAAACCTCGTTCGTTGATGTAACTCAGACAGTTAGCGAATTAGAAAGCTCTCCAAAATACCAACTTGCAGATCAAACATTATTGTCTGGGTACATTAATGAAGTTAAACCTTATCACGTTGTGATAAAGGACTTCCAATTAAAGTATAAGAAACTTGAACCATACTTTGGTGATATTTCTGACTTTGACTTGCCAGCGTACTACGACGAAAACATTGACAGATTTGTTTCGCCGCAGCTAACGTACGGTACTTCATTTGGTGACAGTTTCAATATTAACGAAGATATTTGGCAAAGTGGAATTTACCAGTCTTGGTTCAATAACTATGGTCTAAGAATCGAAGGGGTAAACGACTTCCAAGTATCAACTTTAGCTTCATACGTTTCAATTACTGCTACTGAGTTGTTCGTTGATAACGGATATAGTTTCCCTGAGTCAGGTATTATTAAAGTTGAAAACGAGTTGATTGGATACACAAGCATCAATCGAATAACAGGAAAACTACAAGGAGTAACTAGAGGAGCATTTGAATCAGAACCGGCGGTTCATTTGCCTGGCACGCCAATTATTACTAATTTACCTGGTGTCGTTGTTTTGAACTCAGGTAGGCTCTATTCATTTACTCCAAAAGTATTTGCTTCAATTGACACTACTAGGTATCCCGCACCTAGAAGGGAAGCGAAGTTTAGAGTTGAAATGAAAGGTGACCGAGTTTCAAATATAGTTGTAGTTGATTCAGGCGACGGATATGCAGTTCAGCCTACGCTCACAATAGAACCCTCATTGACATTTAACTTTGTTGCGGATGACGTTGATTCAAGCAAAAACGTTATTACTATTGAAAATCATTCATTTATTAATGGTGATTTAGTTAAGTTTTCAACGAATGAAGATCCAATTCCAGGTAGTGAATTGATAAACGACTACTACTATTATGTTCGTGTAGTTGGTATTAATAAAATTTCTCTGTATTTTTATGAGTTCGATGCATCAGTCGATACTCATCGCATCGCGCTAACAGGGCTGGAGTTAGGGTCTCTTTCATTGACTGCTAAGGTTGTTCCTATAGTTTCTTCTTCTCCTGCAAAGCAGATTAAGCCAAAGATAAAATTTGACAGAACTTCCTTCACTACCAATATTACAGATTGGGTGTCTGGTGCTTTTTACTCTGGTGCGATAGATCAAACTAACGCTTTGGCGAGTACGCAAGAAGAAACTGCATCATCTAGCGGGTTCTCTTCACTGAGCAATAACCTATTGTTCTTAATAGGAAAATTCATACAAGATGATGGGTTAGTTTGGTCAGTTGACTTGACAAGAACAACTCTCAGTCCTAAACAGATAGACGGGGCAAGAGTAATTGGTGTACCTGAGGAAGTTTCAGTTACGAAAACGTTCGCATCACCTACACCAGGTGGAACACCAATGGTTGTTAACATTGTTTACCCATTTTTCTCAAATGGAAATGTTTACAACAAGTTTGGTGCGATTGTAACCGATGGAGGTTCGGGTTTCCCTGTTGGACATCAAGTTCAAGTCGATGGGTCTGAGTTTGGTGGAGTAAGCGGTGTAAACGATGTAACAATTACTGTGATGAAAACTTATGAGGATTTCGATCAAAACACAGAAACAGCGATTGAAGATGTGGTTTACTCATTGAACGTTACTGGAGCACCGCTGAGAGAGTCATTAAGGGTATTTTACGTTAAGCATCTGAATAATTATATCGGAGAATGGAATGCTAATACCACATATTACTACGGTCAGATTGTAAGTTTTGAAGGACAGCAATATGCATTGAGTCACTTAGGTGATTGGGAGTTAGATACAGCGTATACCTTAGGTGACATTGTTAGGTATGATGGAAAGTATTATACTCCGTCTCAACCAGTTCCAAACAATACTTTGCCAACTGAAACTGATTATTGGGGAGAAATTACTGAAGGTGTAATGGGTGTTTTACCTGGTAGTTCCAATATTTGGATGACAGCAGTACAAAAAAATCAAAATTCATTTGCATTGTACGAGAACCCAACGTTAACAACTAAAGTTGTTACTGGCGATTACGAGACTAATCAAGCCTATCTATTCATTCCTGAAATATTTAACTTTGATGCTAGTCGAGTAATGTTCAACGGTTCTTTATATGAATGTATTGAAAGCAACAGTGATGTTGAATTTGATTATGATAAATGGAGAGAAGTAAAGAGTGATGATGTTAGCCTAAATGCTCTTGATCGAATTACTGCATTTTATGGGCCAACTGTAAACATGCCAGGAAAAGATTTGACTCAGTTGATTAATGGTCTTACCTACCCATACAACATTTACTATGGAAATCCATTTGCTCCAGAAGAACAATACCCGCTGGATACAATTCTAAAAGATAAACCATTTTATGGTATCGAACAGGTTGTTAGAGATGTAGTTTGGGATGGAAATAGGTATGTCGCTATCTTAAACTCAGAGACTACCGCGTCAACCTGCATAAGTGAAGACGGTATCAATTGGTCTATTCAATCGATATCTACACAAAAGTTTGATGTTAGTAGCATATTTTATTCTGGCGAAACTCAAAATCTAATCATTCCTATAACAAGATCCTCTGCTACCTCAGACTTCATTACCTGTGCAAGTACTTTGTATCTTGAACTTGATAAACCAATCGTCTTTAGTGGTAATGTCCCATTTGGTGGTATCATAGTGGGTCAAACTTATTATGTTAAGTCGATTGAAAATGAAACTCAGTTTACAATCTCAGAAACATTAGCTGGTCCGACCAAAGATTTGACTGATGGTATTGGTTATTTAACATTTGAGTTAGTGGGTCAACGAAAGCGTGAATACTATGTAACTGTGAAGAACTCATCGACACCGATGCTAGTGTCATATGATGCAGTAAGTTGGATATCACAAGGACCGCTAAGTTCATTTGATGAAGGTGAATATGGTGATCAAGGGTATGATAGTTCTGCATTGGCTATTGAAACTACTCAATTGAATTCCGTCGATTACTTTGATGGGGTTTATATCTCAGTTGGATACGAGATATTCAAAAGTATTAATGGTGTGGACTGGAATCCTGTGTTTACATTCTCAAACGCAGTTGATTTGTTAAATGAATTTAATGCAGTCAAGTATATCGATGTTTCATTCTTTGAAGGATTTGTTGCGGTAGGAAAAGGACAGACATCTGTCGTTACGGATGGTGTTTATTCTATTCAAAATACAGACTTGATTGCGGTAAGTAATGACCAAGGAAACACTTGGACTAGAATTTCACCAGTGACAAATCTTTCTTTAAATGCAATAGCAAATAACTCTTCTGTTATTGTCGCAGTTGGTGAAGAAGGCACTATCATTTACAGTACTAACGGATACAACTGGTTAGCTACTAGTTCTGGTACAACAGAGACATTGAGAGACGTAATCTACCAAAATGGTAATTTTATTGCGATTGGAAACAATGGAAAAATTATTTCCTCGGTTGACGGTATGACTTGGGCAAATGTTACTGGGATAGATACTACAAACGACCTATATGCAATTACTTGGTCTGGAACAGAATATTTAATTGGATCATCGAATGGTGTAGTGTTCGTAAGTGCAGATGGATTGAACTGGACCGAACGAAGAATTCTTTCCACTGCCGATGAAAGCCTGTACAATGTAACTGGCGATACATTTACTGCTGGTTACAGCCCTGAGGAAATGATGTCTGGCGTTATAACTGACACTATTAGTATGTACGTTAGAACAAAACCATCGGCAGGTTGGGACCCTGAGACTTATGAATATCTAGGGTTTGAGATGACTTCGTTTGTTACTAAACCTAATGCGTCAAATCAAATATCATTCCGTGGCGTTATACAAACACCAACTAGCATTAATATATTCAAGATACTTGATACTACAAACAGGGGTCCAAGGCTCTACTTAGATATTGATTATACAATTAACTGGGTAACAAAGGAGATCACTCTCACAAGCCCATTAGATTCATCTTATTCAATAATGGTAGAACTTTACGAGCTTGGTAATGGCCCGCAGTTAGTACGATCAACTACAGATGATACACCTCTTCGAGAAGATAGTGGGGATTCTATCATTTATATAGATCAACTATTCAGCGAAACAAGTCAAGGAGCTACCTATGTTTTTGTTAATGGGCAACGGTTAACCACTAGTTCTTTTGGTTTAGAAAAGTCATCGGATAATAGAACAATTCTCAGATTTAATAGTTTATATGACCCTGAGACTACCTATATTTCTTACGTTATCTACTCTGATGCAAATGGAGTTTATTCCATTCCCGAAGCCGAAGTATTCACGTTTACATCAACAAGAAATTTTGTATTGACTAACTTCTTAGATTCCAATGCAATTTCTACATTGATCGTTAGTGTTAATGGTGTGCGTTTATCTAATACTAAGTATTCTCTTGCTGGTAATACTCTTGTCATAGATAACTCTGTTCCTTTAGTAGTAGGCGACAAGATAGGAGTTATTACGTTTAGTAACTTGACAGGACAATACATGACATTGGATGCGGCAACTGCAACCTTTGCTGAGATTGCTACGCTTGAGAGTATTAACTCGGTATCAGTTGTAACTACAAAGACTCCACATGATTTAACAACAGGAGATGTTGTCTTGTTGAATGGAGTTTCAGGCGCTACTGAGATTAACTTAACCCCTCTTCAAGTGGAAGTTGTTGACAGTCAAACTGTAAGATTATATCAAGTGTATATTGATAACACTGTAAATATTCCTCTATTAGCATCTGGTACTTCGTCAGATGGGGTGATATGGGGAGTTAAGTCAGGGGAAACTATAAAAGGAATTCTACTCAATAATACTAAACTTGGGGCAATGATTGATCCAAACAGATTGTGGGTTACTGTAGACGGTAATAGGATAAACTCAGACAAGGTTTTCTTCTATGACTATCGAGGTACAAACTATGTTGGGTTATTAACAGGGGTAGCTTCTACAGAGCAGATTCTTATTAATGCAATGACCCCGTTCGTTGTTCCAAATCAGCAAGAGTACAGATTGTTTATTGATAGGCTCAACAATACAACTGCTTATAACATCAATGTATTCAATAAAACTTGGTTAGTAGAACCTTTGTTCATAACCGATAATCAAGTTATTCTTAACGATGTAACAAGAGTAACTACCTCCGAAACCTATACTACTCTTGCAAGAGAAGATGATGACGGTGATTATGACTACTTGTATTATGAAAAACTGGGTTATAGACTTTATGAGTTGAACTTGCCGGGTATTACTACTGAAATAAAAAACATGACTCTTCGCAACTTGACAAAAGGAATAACTTTGGTACAAAGCACAACGACTCAAAGAAATGACTTCTATTGGACAAGAGAAAATCTAGCAATCGAAGTCCATATGCTTGTTCCATTAGAGGATGAAAATACTGTTTTTGCAAAAGTACAAGCCGGTGACGTTATTCAAGTTGATATAGACTTTGGTAATTTTATATTAGTGAATGGAGAAGAGATTCGATTCTCTATTATAAATCCTACCCAAAATGTATCAGAAATACGAATAGGAAGAAAATACACTATACAAACGCTTGGTAACGCAGATTTTACATCGCTGGGAGCAAGTTCAAATACAGTTGGCGTGACGTTTACTGCAACTGCAAATGGTGATACTTTAGGACAAGCAACTGGTACAGTGATTGCGCTTAACACACTTTCTGGATTGACCAGGGGCGTAAATGGAACAGGAGCGCAAGAATTTATTCCTTCGTTTACTACTGTGTTTAGTTTGCTAGAGGCAGATGAGATTGCGGATCTTTCGTCATTAACTAAATATCCACCACAATGAAATTGATAAATAATTAATATGGAAAATCAACCTGAACAGCAGTCAAAAGACGTACAAAACACTAAACCAAACGAGATTTCGGGCGTACATTTTTCTTCAGCAATCAAGATTTTTGATCCTAATAATGAAGAAGTGTACGTTCAAATCCGAGGTGATGAATAAAGAGGAACATTCGTGAGCAATTCCACAATAAAACTAGGGGTCGAGGGATTCTTTAAAATCAGCGATCCTAACACCAATGAGGTCTTTGTTGACCAACATAACGGCATTCACTATGAGAATATAAGCGAAGCTATCGCATCTACGTTTAGTAGTAGAGGATATGGGCAGCTATTCAGAATGGCATTTGGTAATGGGGGATCAAGTGTAGACGAAACGGGTATTATAACTTACTTGCCAACAAATACAATAGGGCAAAATGCCTCATTATATAACCAAACTTATTCAAAAGTTATTGACGATACCAGTGTTTTGAATCTAGACCCCACTAGAAACAAGATGCTTATTTCTCACACTGTGGGAAAAGTTTATACTGACATTCTCATTCAATGTCTTTTAGATTATGGTGAGCCTTCAGGACAGGCAGCATTCGACAATGCTACTCAAATGGAATCTGATTATATTTTTGATGAACTTGGATTGTTAGTTAGTTATGGATTAGATGCAGCAGGTGGAGAACAACTAAGGCTAATTAGTCATGCAGTTTTTCATCCTGTTCAAAAAAGCTTGAACAGACAACTTCAAATCGACTATACAATCCGCATCCAATCATTGACCAACTTGGTTACATTGTAATGTAGTGATAAATACTGAAAGCACTTAGCGGAGCAAACTTAAAATGGCGTATACGATAATTAGAAGCGATGGTACAACGTTAACAACGATACAAGACGGTACTATCGACACTACAAGCACAGCATTAGGTCTTCCTGGAAGAAACTATGCAGGCTATGGTCAAGTTTTGGACACAAACTTTGTTCATCTCCTTGAAAATTTTGCAGGAGCAAATGTCCCCTCAAATCCATTAAAGGGACAACTTTGGTTTAACTCAAACGATGGAACGCTTAGAGTTTGTCCTGCTGATGGTACTACTGATCCAGGGTCTTGGTTAGTTGTAACTACAACAAACGCATACTCTGACACAAACTTTGGTAATATTATTGTCAGTGGAAATATCACTGGGAATAATATTCGATCTCTGAATGCATTTAATGGTGACACAATTACTGTTAGAATTGCAACAGTAACAGAAAGTTTAGTTGCAAATGCAGCGAATATTACAACTAATGCAGTAATCGGTGCAGTTGAAACTGCAATTATTTCAACAGGCGCAGTTGGTACACCAGGCACGTTAACTGGAACATGGACAGTTAACAATACAATTCAGATTGCAAATACTGCCGGTGGTACGTCAAATGTTCGACTAACACCAAGTGGTGTGTTTGCTCCAAACTATTACTACGCAAACGGTCAACCATATAACCCATCAAATTACAGTGATTCAAATGTTTATGTTTATTTGAACGGCAACAGCACAGGTTATTCTGCGGGACAGCGTTTCAATGGAAACATTACAGCAACTAGCGTTACAACCAGTCTACTCACTGGCGGCGGTAGTATTTCTGGTATTTGGGGATTGACTCCTGGATCACGACTAACTGCAACATACGCTGACTTAGCAGAACGTTTTGAATCTGATGCAATATATGAACCGGGCACAGTAGTCGAGCTTGGTGGTGAGAAAGAAATCACCGCGGTGGTTGATGACCTTAGTGATAATGTGTTTGGGGTCATTAGTAATACTGCTGCTTACTTAATGAACAGTGGAGCAGGAACAGATGAGACTCACCCAGCAGTTGCAGTCAGTGGACGAGTCAAAGTCAAAGTTAAGGGAACAATTAAGAAGGGTGACCGCCTGGTGAGTGCAGGCAATGGCTTTGCTAGGGCAGCAGCCAAGGGCGAAGCAAATGCATTCAATTCAATAGGTCGTGCTTTGGCAGATAAACTTTCAACTGAGGAAGGCACCGTCGAAGCAATAGTTATCATTCACTAAAGAAAAATTACCATGGCCGTATTAAAATATACTTTTAGCGCATCAACAGCAGCAGGAATAGGAACAAATGGATCACTAAGATTCGATGATACAACGATTGCAGATGTTACATCTTTGTACATAAATGAGAAAGATAACACTGGACTTTCGAATGGTTCTGTTCTTGCTACTTTTGGGGCAACAGGTACACCACCAGATTATGGAAAGGTATACATAACAGACGGAACAAACATTATATTGTTTGAATTGTCTGGTCCTGCAGTTAATAACACTACATATTATACTGTACCAGTAACTTATGTGTCTGGTACGTTGCCAGTTGCTGGAGCAATACTTCAAGTTAAGTATGTTTCGACAGTGGATGCAATCGCAGTTGAAGACTTTAACGCAATTGCAATTAAAGTAGGAGCAGTCTTAGGACAAGGTTCAGGTAGCAGGGGATACGGTCAAACAGTAAGATCAGCACCATTAGCACAAAATTCAAACATTAGCAGTTTGCAATGGAATAATTTGCGATCTGACATGGTTAAAGCCAGACAGCATCAAATAGGTATAACTATTGGAAGCGGTACAGGAAACACAGGACAGGATCTAGCAGTGATTTCTTCAGGAATTGAAGTTTCTGATGAGATCCTAGCACAATATCAAAGCTTTGCAGACTTCTTAGACCAAGATAGGTTAGATGCCGATCCTACTGAATTGCAGTCAGAGTTACTTGCAGTAGCAACTCAAAATCTTGCATGGAACGGTACACTAACACATACTGTAACAATTACTGGAAGCACGTTAGGCGATGGGTCAGCACAGAATCTAAGATACTTTTTTAATGCAGGCGGGAAACTTTTAATTGATGTATCTAGAACTGGTAATGATGAAAGACCAAAAAATGACGCATGGAACGCAATGTATGATGCGACCGGTGTTATTTCTATAAATTACTCCGACACTACATATGCAAATGTATCAGATCCAAACGTAACAGTATATGGTTTGGGTTGGGAAGATTTAACAACTAGTAACCAGCTTTTCCTAAAGACAGAAGATCCAACTGGATTTTATCCAGGTAATAGGTTTGAAGTTTACGCAAGAAAGAGTGCAGATAATACCCAAGTAATTCTTACTATTAGTGCGATTGACGATTATGTAATGCCAGTGGGAGGATTGCCAGATGAGAACAATACTGGAATTCTTACTAGCAAAATTTCTCAGCTAAGACCAATTAGTACGAACGTAACTGTTAATCCGTTAACTTCTGCACAAACTATTACAGCAGGTGCAGCAGTCGAACCGACTTTCCAGCTATTTGTATACAAACCACTTACAATTACTGCATCAAGCTCATCCGACCATACATTTACCTGTAGTTCTACTGCGAACATGGTAGAAAATGGTCCTATAGAATTTACTGGAACTGTGTTTGGTGGAGTACTATTAGCTACCACTTATTATGTCCATTCCATCGTCTCAGAAACAAAATTCAAGATTTCTGATACACAAGGTGGATCAGTAAAAACACTCACAACTGCCTCAGGATCAATGACTGGCAAAGCCTATGGTATTGTTGAGATGGATGAAGGATCGACAATCATTGCAGAAGTTAACACAACTAATCTTGAGAATGGAACTGCATTGTATTGGACACCTTTGGGAACTGTATCAAATGCAGACTTTTCAACTGGATACACTTCATCGGTTATCAACAATCAATGTAGTTTTACCATAACAACTAATGCAGACGTTACTACTGAGGGAAATGAAAACTTTAGAATTCAAGTTAGAACTGGTTCAATCTCGGGGAGAATAGTTGCAACCTCCAGTCCAATTGTTATAAACGATACTTCTCTTACTCCTGCGACATATGACCTTCGTGTCTCTGGCAGTTTGGGTGGTCCAATATTGACTAGTATGAATGAAGGAAGTACCGCAATCTTTGAAGTGACAACTACACAAGTTCTTGCAGGTACTACATTATATTGGACTGTTATTCCAGTAAGCGGAACAATCGAAGCTGCGGACTTCGTTGATTCTACTTTAACTGGGACAGTTGTAATTGATACATTAGGAAAAGGAACGTTCTCAAGAACTCTATCAAGAGACCTTAGCTCTGAAGGGACAGAGATTTTCAGAGTAAATCTGTATGCAGAAGATCCTAATGTAAATCCATCTGCTCAGGTAAAAGCATATTCCACAAACGTCACAGTTGTAGATACTTCGTTGACACCTCCGACTTATGCAGTAGTCGCAGATATTGTTTCTGTAAATGAGGGAGGAACAGTAAACTTTAACGTAACAACCACCAACTTTGGAAGCGGAACATTATATTGGACTGTATTAGGTACAGCAGGTGCAGATGACTTTACAGATCAATCGGCATCTGGAAATGTTTCTATTACTAATAACACAGGTACGTTTACTAGACAACTACTAACTGACTTAAAAACTGAAGGTACTGAAACATTTACAGTTCAACTTAGAACAGGTTCAGTGTCTGGTCCAGTAGTTGCAACAAGTCAAGAAATTACAGTTGTTGATACATCCAAGAATTTGCCAAATTACATTTCTGTTACTCCAAACGTTACAGTTGTGAATGAGGGAGCAACGGTAACCTTCAACGTATTGACAGCATTCGTAGCAGATCAAACTCCATTGTATTGGAGAGTCGAAGCGACTGGAAATATTAATGATAAGACTCCGCTAGCTGGCGACTTTAGTGACGATACACTAACTGGAACAGTAAACGTAATTGGTGATAAAGCATCAATTGTTCGCGCTATTAAGGCAGATGGAACTACTGAAGGAGTTGAAAGGTTTGTATTGAAGATTTATACCTCTCCGACATATTCAATTGGAAGCTTAGTGTTATCAAGTACAATTGTTTCTATCGTTGATTCTTCAGTCAATGATCCTTTTTACTCCATTGCTGCATCGGCGACCTCATTCAACGAAAGCACTTCAACTATTACTTTCAATGTAGTTACTCAATATGTACCTGAAGGAAATCTATATTGGAAGATACGTTCAGTACAAGGATCGGTTGACAAAGCAGATTTCGTAGAGAACGTTGATTCAGGTGAAGTTTTGATTGAGTACACTAATGCGCCTACTTATGAAGGTGCAGGTTCATTTCAACTTACTGTCAGACCTGACTCGCTAACAGAAGGAGTTGAAAAATTTGTAATTGAATTGACAGCTTCTGCCTTGTCTAAGACAGTTTTGGCTACAAGTCAAGAAGTTACAGTCAATGATACTTCACTTTCCAGCCCAACATATCAAATTGTTCCTTCGGCTACTACAGTTAATGAAGGTGACGTAATAACATTTACAGTTAATACTACAAACCTGACTATTCCAACTACATTTTACTGGAAAATAACTGCGGCTACAGGCACTGTTGATGCGAATGACTTTTCTAGTGCAATTTCAGGAAGTGTACTAGTTTCAAATAACAAAGGTACAATTAATCTAACTACGTTTAAGGACTATATCCAAGAAGGATCAGAGTCATTTTTCTTGAATCTTCTTGCTGCCCCGACGGACACGATCAGTTTAGCAACATCACCAGAGATTTTTATAACAGACAGTACAACTACGTTGATTGCAAATCCGACTACTGTTTCAGAAGGAAGTTCTATTACATTTGATATCACCACAACTGGTGTAGCAGATAGAACTATTTTCTATTGGACATTAGGTGGGATGGTTGATATTGCTGACTTTGGTTTGCAAGAACCTGCAGGTGAAGTAGAAATTTTAGGAAATAAAGGAAAGGTTACCTTAGCTGTAGTTTCTGACCTTAGAACTGAGGGAACTGAGACATTTTTCCTACAGGTAAGAAGAGATTCAAGAACTGGTCCAATCCTTAGAACCAGTTCGTTAGTCTCAATAATAGATACTTCTGTTTACCCAGAGGTTGTGGTTGTTAGTTTGGACAAGGGAACAGGAGCAGACGGTACAATTAGCGTCAACGAAGGTGACACTATTGTTGCAACTGTTACAACTACTAACGTACCTGCTGGAAGAGTTTATTACTGGGATGTCGTTGGAACTACAATAGCAAATGATTTTTCACCCTCTGTATTATCGGGAAGTATAACTATTAATGGTTCGGGTACTGCAACGTTCTCTGTTCCAATTCTTAACGACTTGATTGAAGAAGGTCAAGAACATTTCTACATTAACTTAAGGCCAGTTCAAAATGGCGGAATTATCTACACTAGTCCAAAGATTAATGTCGCCGACACTAGTGCAGTTACGATTACAGCCAATAAGAGTGTTATACGAGAAGGTGAAGTTGTTAGATTTACAGTAAGGACAACAAACTTTGCAACAACTCCGACTTTATATTGGACAACAATAGGTACAACTGCGGATGCAGACTTTACGGACAACACATTAACTGGGACATTCACATTTACATCAACTAATATTTTCTACATTGATAGAACTGCGGTGGTTGATGGCGGATCGGCTGAAGGAACAGAGAACTTTGCAATTCAAATAAGGACAGGAAGTCATTCAGGTCCGGTTATTGCAACTAGTGAATACGTTTCTATTAGAGACGTTGGTTACTCAGTTGTGCCAAGTGCGCTAACAATCAAAGAAGGTGAAACAGTCAATTTTGATGTGTTCACCACTAATGTTCCTGATAATACTACCTTTAATTGGGAGATTACAGGGACTGCCATAGGATCTGATTTTACTGAAACTGCATTGACAGGAACAGTAAAGGTAGTAGGAGATCAGGGCAGAGTAACAAAGATTGCCTCAATTAACAATGCGGTTGAAGGTGATAAAACTTTTAAACTCATTCTGAAAGATTCTTCGAATAACCCACTTGCAGAAAGTGCAGAAGTAACACTGCGTGATATTTCTTTTACACTCACACCAAGTGCAACTACTATTGCAGAGGGCCAAACCTTAACAGTAGCAGTTACAACGACTAACGTAGCAGATGGTACTGTTTATTATTGGGATATCACAGACGCATCAACTGGTCTTGTAAATTATGACTTCACTACTGCAACAAGTGGTTCAGTCACAATACAATCAAACTCGGCAGTTACCCCAATCACATTGACAATTAGAGATGAGTTGTTAACTGAAGGCGCAGAAACGTTTAAGGTAAGATTAAAGGCAACTGCAAGTGCAACGACTGGTATAACATCAACAAATACTATTACCATCACTGATGCATTTACTTGTGCTATTACACACAATGCGGTAGGCAATGCTGTTGATGAAGGCAACGCAGTTACATTTACTGTTACTACAACTGGCTTGGCAGCATCACCCGCAACTACCTTATATTGGAAAGTAGTAGGGACAACTGATAACATTTTACCCGGAGACTTTTCAGCAACTCAGGGCACAGTGAGTGTAAGCAATAATACAGGAACTTTCTCAGTTACTGTGACTGCGGATAATCTAACTGAACCAACTACAGAGAAATTTAAAGTTGAACTCAGAAGAAATGAGAGTGATGTTCAGATTATAGGTCAATCTGTCGAGATAACCATTAATGATACTTCACAGAGTGCCTCTTCTTATTCGGTAGTGGGTACTCCAAATCCTGTCACAGAAGGTAACGTCTTAACATTTAATATAACTGCAACTAATGTAGCGAATGGCACAGTGCTAAACTGGGATATAGAACCGTTCAACAGCTTATATCCAGGTGGTGACATTAATGATGTGGTAGGTGGACTGTCAGGTAATGTTACGATCAATGGAGGAACTGGAACAGTTCTCAAAACCATATCTAACGATGCACAGTTAGAAGGGACTGAACAGATTAACTTTAGATTGAAGAACCTTGCAAATTCGGTTCTTGCAAACACGGTTGTCACCATACTCGATACGTCAAGCATTGTTGTATCACCAACTACACCTATCACGGTAGCAGAAGGAAGCAGCTTTAACTGTACTGTTAACGCAACCAACTTAGCAAATACTCAGTTGTATTGGACTGTAATTGGTGCAAACGTCGATTCATCTGATTTTAGAAATGGAATAAACTCTGGTTCATTCTGGGCTAACTCAGGAATGGGTACGTTCACAATCAATATGGCAAATGATTTGTTAGTTGAAAATGATGAAACCTTTAGAGTGCAGATCAGAACTGGAAGTACTTCAGGTACAGTTTTTGCGAATTCGGCGGTCATTACTATCAAGGACGTTGTTGCGACAGTAACTCCTTCTACTTTGACTGTAAAGGAAGGTGCAAATGTTAGATTTGACATTTCTGCAACTAATATAACAACTGGTGCAAATCTTATTTGGGAAATAAGAGGCCACAATGGAAGTTCAATTACATCTTCTGACTTTACTGACGGAATATTGACAGGTAATGTAACTATTTCGAATAGTACTGGTGTTGTGAACAAGACAATTGCATATGATCTTTCTTCAGAGGGTACCGAGCAGTTTGTGATGGATATTAAAACACAAGACGGATTTGTGTTAGTAACTTCTAGTCCAGTGTCAATAACAGATGTTACCTATTCTATTACTCCAAGTACACTTACAGTTAAGGAAGGTGAATCTGTAGACTTTGAGATAGCAACATCTGGCGTTTCTATTGGGACATCCGTATATTGGAGATTAGTACCTACTTTAGGAACAGTCAATGGTGCAGACTTTAGTGACGGTGCAATAGAGGGTACATTCACATTATCTTCCTCAACTTATACGTTGACTAGATCAATTGTAAGAGACTTAACAGCACAAAACGTAGAAGGTGACGAAAGATTCAAGATCGAATTGTATACTGCAAAAGGCGGAACGTTGCTTGCAGAAAGTAGTCAAGTTACAATAACTGATGTGGTTTATGCTCTAACATTCGACACATCTTCATCTGGAACTTCTACAATAAAAGAAGGTGAATGGATTAGATATAATGTCGCTCTTGCTGGGGTCAATAACGGAACAACTATATATTGGAGACTAAGAGCAACCACTGGTACTCTTGCTACCAGCGATTTTACACAGACAAGTGGGTCATTTGTAACAACTGGCTCAGATAAACTTACCATAACTTCTTCATATGATAAGACTACTTCTCCGCTAGAGGGCGCAGAAGTTTATGTGGTCGAGTTGTTCACTGATTCTGGGTTTACAAACAAAGTCGCAACAGGACCTTCATTCACATTAAGTGATGTAACTGTTGTAATTACACCGTCAGTGACATCAATATCTGAGAATGATACAACTCCTATTGTCTTTAACTTAGCATTAGGTAACATAAGCAATACTAACTTGTATTGGGCAGTTAGATCAATAACTGGTAACTCAGTCGATTCAAACGACTTTACTGGACCAGTATCAGGAACTATCGCAGTAACAACTAATACAACTGCATCGTTTTCTCTACAAATGAAAGTTGATTCTAATTCTGAAGGATTAGAACAATTTGTCGTTGACGTAAGATTAGTTGATCCAAGTACAGGACCTGTTATTGCAACAAGCCCAGTTATAAGCATAACTGATCTTGCCGTTAGCATTATTGCTGATAAGAATTTGGTAAGAGAAGGTGAAAACGTAAAGTTTACAGTTAATTCAAGTTCTAATCCTACTTCTACCTACTTTTGGTCAGTAAGATCAACTGGTGCAAACGCAGTTACTTCGGCTGACTTTAGTTCTTCGATGACTGGTAGTATAACATTGGTTGCAGGCACAGGTTCGTTTACTCTAACACCAGTCGTTGATACTGCAACAAATGAAGTAGATAATAAATTTGTAGTTGACTTGTTTAATTCATCAGGTGGAACTTTATTAGTTTCAAGTCAAGAAGTAACAATAGGTGATGTAACTGTTAGTTCTGTCGCATCTGCAACTACAATTCTAGAGGGTGATGAAGTCGTATTTGATATAACTACTACCAACTTGCCATCTCCAACTACACTATTTTGGGTAGCAAATGGCGGAAACATCACTGGCTCTGATTTTACAGATGGAAAACTATCAGGATCAATTACAGTAAATAATAACATCGGAACTTTCTCAAGAAGAGCAGCACTTGATAATAGCAATAGCGAGACTTCTGAGACATTTACTGTTAGCTTTTATTTAGGATCAGCAACTGGAACATTGTTGCACACAACAGAGGCAGTAACTATCCTAAATCGTTGGTTGACAATTACACCAAGCAGCACAACCGTATCAGAAGGTGGCACTCTAACCTTTACATTGGCTAGCCAAAACATACCAAATGGAACGGTAGTAGACTGGTCGGTTAGAGGAATTTCTACCGGAATCACTTCTGCTGACTTTGGAAATGGATCAACAGGTAATGTTCAGATCAACAGTAACGCTGCAACATTTAATCTTCCAATTGCCTCAGATTATTCATTCGAAGGCACAGAGACGTTTGTAGTAGACGCAACAACTACAATTGCAGGTACTGTGATAAATGCTTCTACTGGAACAATATCAATCACTGATGTAAACTACACTATTACATCTAACAAGACTGCAATCAAAGAAAATGAATCAGTAACCTTTACTGTGACAACAGGAACTAGTGTTAGTAGTGTATATTGGAAGTTAAGATCAGTATCTGGTACAGTCGATGGAAACGATTTTGCCGGAGCAGTTGAAGGCACACTAAACTTAACATCAGGTAGTGGTACAATTACACTAACCTCAATATATGATTCGTCAAGAGAAAACACTGAGAGCTTCGTGATCGATTTGTATACAAGTAACCCGGCAGGATCAGGTACATTAATAACCTTGAATGCTCCTTGTCCAACAGTTACAATTTCTGATGTCAATGTAGTGGCTGATCCAATATCTGCAATCACTGTTGCTGAAGGCGAGCCATTGAACGTAAAATTCAATACGTTTGGCTTAACTGCTGGAACAACATTATATTGGGAAGTAGTTCCTACATCAGGCACAGTCAACGGTTCTGACTTTGTTCCAAATACATTAGCGGGTACATTTACTGTCGCATCCGACTTAACTTGCACTTGGACTAAACAGATTGCATTTGATAACCAGTCAGATAATAACGATAAGTTTAGAGTTGATGTTAGAATAGGTAGTGCCTCAGGCACTGTTATTGGAAGTTCACCTGAAGTTACTATGACAGATAGATCGTTCAGTGTAACTCCAAGTTCTGCAACAACCGTTAACGAAGGTGACACAGTAACATTCCAAATTTCTGCTGCTAATTGTGACGGACTTGGATATAATTGGTCACTTGTAAAAACAGGATCTACTAGTTCTACCTTGAATCTTGTTGATCATGTTACTGGTGCAGTAAGTGGAAGCGGAACATTTAGTGGTAATTCAGCTACTGTCAACGTCCCTGTGCAATTTAAGGCAGACTCAATCAATGAAGGGGATATGCAAGTTCAACTTGCAGTAACAGTAAAGAATACACAAGGAACTACAGTTTCACCTACTGTAAATAGCGGTGTTATCACGGTTAAGAACAAGTCTATACTTATTCAAACCAACAAAACTGCAATTGCTGAAAATGAATCAGTTACGTTTACTGTAACTGCTGATACAACATTAGCAAGCGTGTATTGGAAAGTTAGAACAGTATCCGGTACAGTCAATTCTGGCGATTTCTCGACAGCAATTGAGGGAACCCTAAGTCTAACAAATGGAACAGGGGCGTTTACGTTAACTTCAGCATATGATTCATCCAGAGAGAATACGGAAAGCTTTGTGATTGACTTGTACACTAGCAATCCAGCTGGATCAGGAACATTGATACCGTTGAGCGCTCCTTGCCCAACGGTTACAATTTCTGATGTCAACGTTGTTGAGAAACAACCAGTACCAACGACTGTCGCAGAGGGAGATTCATTCACTCTTACATTTGACACGTTTGGTATTGCAGCAGGAACTACATTGTATTGGAAAATTGAACCAACATTCGGATCATTGGACAAATTTGATTATGTCATCGAAGGGCTAGAAGGTACATTTAACGTGACTACTAGCTCAACGGTCGCATTGACTAGACAAATCAAGTTTGATAATGATCTTGAGGGTAATGAAAGATTTAGAGTTGATGTTAGAATAGGTAGTGCTTCAGGTACTGTTATTGGAAGTTCTTCAGACATAACAATCGCAGACAGGTCAATCGCAATCACACCTAACACTGCTACAACTGTTAACGAAGGTGACACAGTAACATTCCAGTTGACTGCAACCAACTGTAATGCGACTACTTATTCTTGGAGTCTAATAAAAACTGGCTCTACTGATGCATCATTGAATTTAACTGAACACGTTACTGGTGCGATAAGTGGAAGCGGGACGTTTAGTGGAACTCCTGCAACAGTGAACATTCCAATCACATTCAAAACTGATACAGTAATTGAAGGTGATATGCAGGTTCAGTTAAGAGTAACAGCCAACAATGCACAGTCAGTTGTAATGTTACCTGAATTGACTAGTGGAGTTATAACGGTTAAAGATACTACGATTATTGTTGAGCCAGCAACAGTACCTTCGATAAAAGAAGGAAACTCTGCAACTATAACAGTAAGAAATTCCTATGCTTCTAGCTGGTATTGGGAATCCACAAATACTACTGATGTAACACCAACCTCAGGAACGTTAAACTTCACAAATAAAGCAGCGTCGTTTACGTTGACTGCATTGAATGACAGCTTAATTGAAGGTTCAGAAACTTTAGCAGTTAACTTGTACACTAGTCAAGGTGGTACGTTGATTCGTTCGATAACACCAATAACAATATTGGATGTTACTTGTGCAATCACTCCTTCAGTGAACACCATATACGAAGGACAAACCATATCGTTTGGTATTCAAACCAGTAACATAGATACTAGTACTCCTCTCTATTGGTACATAACTGGTACTACTTCTGGCGCTGATCTGTTTGATGGAGTCATGGCAGGAACATTCAACGTTAACTCATCCGGGGCCTTCACTCTTACTAAGGTAATTGCGACTGACTTGGACACAGAAGTTGATGAGACTTTGTATTTAAATGTTAAATTAAACAATGCATCTGGGACATTGATTGGTACTAGTCCGCTAGTAACAGTTAAGAATAGAGAGATCAAAGTTACGTCATACACTGCAACAGCAAAAGAGGGCGAAACAGCAACATACAATTTGGCAACCACTAACATTCCAAATGGAACTACGGTTAACTGGGTAATTACACCAGGGACAACTACACTAAACAGTGCTGATTTTTCTCCAGCTACACTTAGCGGTACTACAGTCGTGAATTCAAACGCAGCCTCAGTTACAGTTAATCTAGCTTACGATAATCAAGTAGAAATACCAGAGGTATATAGATTTGTGGCATCCGCAACAGTCGATGGTATAACATACTCTACTCCTCCTTCGTTCGCAGTAACTTCAATACAGGATGTTAGTATGTTAGTTGGAAGCCCAACTTCAGTAAGAGAAGGGCAGTCAATTACATTTGGATTAACTACAACTAATATACCTTCTGGGACAACTGTATACTATACTGTACGACCAACTACTGGTGCAGGAACTGTTACACCAGCTACATTGGGATTATCTAGCTTGAAAGGAACTCTTGTTACTTCTGGTACATCAGGTAGTCTAACGTTTAGTTTACCTTACGATTGGGTAAAGGCAGCAGGAGATAGAAAGTTTGTGGTTGACTTCAGACTTGGCTCTGACTCTAACCCGGTTGTAGCTACTTCAGCGGAAGTCACGATCCTTGATGTGCATGTAACTATTGCGACGGATAAGGATGTTTATAATGAGGGCGAAACAGTTAACGTCACGATAACTACTTCTAACGTTCCTAATGCGACTGAGTATTATTGGAGAATTTTACCAGACGGAGCATATGCCGCTCCTACAATCGATGATATTGCAGGAAACGTGCTGTCTGGTAAGATTGCTATAAACAATCAGACATTCACAGGTACTTTGGCATTGGTTAATGATATAGTAGGTGACGACACAACTTATGATACTAGATTAGAAAGCTTCAAGATTCAGTTGTATTTGGATGCTGCGATGACAGTCCCAATTACATCTGCGTTTACTTCAACTAAGACAATCGTTGATACTTCTTACACAACAGTTACACCTTCTGTTGACTTTGTGAGCGAAGGAAGTTCGGTTGTATTTACTGTAAACGTATATGGATCTCCTGCATACTCCGGTACACTATATTGGTCTACGTCAACTGGTGTAGACAAGGACGACTTTGGTGACAAAAATATAAATGGGGAAGTATCAATCGTAAATGGTCTAGGTACAATAACAAGAACAATTGCCGCAGATAGAACGACTGAAGGTGGCGAAAACTTCTTTATCTACATTAGAAAGAACAATATTACTGGACCTATAATCGCAGTAAGCTCGACCGTTATCATATCGGACACTTCGATAACTATATACCGAGGTCAAGGAACATCTGTTTCTCCAACTGGGCAAGAATTCACCTTGACTACTGAAGCAGTTAACATAGCGTTTAATTTAGTTGGTGCAGGAGGTGGCGCTGGAAGCCAAGACGGTGGATGGTTTGGTGGTAACGGTGGCGCTGGCGGTACATGGTATGCAATGGCAAAGCTTCCTGCAACAGCAAACACCAAGCGAATAAGAATGAAAGTTGGTCAAGGCGGTGGCGGTGGCAAAACTGGCCGTGAGTATGTTCATGCAGGCGTCCCAGTTGCAGGCGGATATAACATAGGTGGCAGGGGAGGTGCTCCGGGGGATACTTCAGGTGCAAGCTCTGGTGGAGGTGGAGCAGGTGGCGGATCAACATCAGTAGAATACTCGACTGATAATGGTTTGACATGGCAACCAATGCTAATCGCCCCTGGAGGCGGCGGTGGAGGTGGCGCAGGAAATTCGGCTCGTATTGCACTAGACCTAAACAAGAACGGCAATTACACCGATGCAAACTCAGCGTTGCAAAATACATTAACACTAATACAAGCTGGACAAGAGGGAGACGGACAGCAAAATATTGTAGCAAGATACCCAATACTTGGATCAAGTATATATGATGGTGGCGGTGGTGGCGGTGGTGGCGGAGCAGGCGGTCTTGGTGGAAAGGTAGAAGTCATACAGACTTCTTCTGTAGACAAAGATGGAAACCCAGTGCCCGGTATTTATATTGTTGCCCCTGAAGAAGCAGGAACAGGTGGTTTAATGGGATATCATTATTTCAACAATGCAATATCTTGGGAAACGTCAAGAATAAAACCAGTAGCAGGTAGGTCAACTGGCAGGATACCTGCAATGGGAACAACATACGGGGTTGGTGCACTTGCAAACAATTCAAATGATCAAAATGCAGGAGTTTCAGGTGTCGCAACGTTTGCATGGACAACAGATTTGACTGAAATCCCTGCACCACCGGCAGTTTAAAAATAAGGATAGAAAATGAATCAATACACAACAGTTATAACTTCGATAGCATGTGATCAAAATAACCAACAGTATCCTAATTTGGTTGTTTTGATTCACTTCAAAGTGATAGGTACTTCCGAAACAGGCGAGACTGTAGAATATATCGGAAATATCACTCCTCCTTTACCAGAAGGTGAATTTGTTCAATACGAACAGTTAACTGAAGCGCAGGTAGTAGGTTGGGTAGAAACACAGGCAGATATGCAGGCTATTAAGGATTGGATCGATCAAGCATTGAATGAAGCTGCCCCACTTATCACTCAATTGCCTGTTCCTTGGGCTACTGTAACTGCACCAACACAAACTCCGCAGCCGATGACGGTAGTATTTGGTGAAGTAACATCAGTGGAGATCTAATATGAATATCCTAGGAAATGATGTACAATCAGATGGCTTCACTGCATGTGGAAGACGAATTATGCGTCATTCGGGTTCAGTTAATGGTATCTATTATGTAGACGTTAAAAACGACATAGTAGATCCGCAGCGAAGATCACAGATTGATATGTTTGTGAAGGGTAAAGTTTTTTGCCACTCTATTACAGGAGGAGTTCCTGATTTTACGCTAGAAGCAGGTTCTGTCTCGCTTGATAGAGATACAAAAGCAGGGAAGTATATGGTAACTATTAAAGAGGATATGACTTTTTGGTGTGTTGAAAATAAACCTAGTAGCATCAGTAAAGAAAGTGTTTCTGCCCTGAAGTTAGCACCAGGGGAATCTATTACAATACCCTTTGATCAAGGTCATAAACTTTTCTTATGCGATGGAACTTTAGCATCTGGCAACTCTTCAGTAAGTGGGCCGGTTGAAGTTAACTCGACTGCACCAAAGACATTAACCGCAGTTACTCAATGCTATGGGTTTGTGTTTATTCCAAGGTAAAATGAATTATGATAACCAAAACAATAAAAGTCTATATTAACGACAGGTTTTACAAAGACGTTCAAGTAAACACTAATCAGGTAAACGGAGCTTCAATGTATGACCCTAAGATTATCATAGATCAAATAATGGCCGATAAAGAAGCAGGTCTACTTACTTTACATGTTAAGCCAGGTGGAAAAATGGTGATTAGGATGGATCAAGTTTAAGTAGTGATACAATCAGACAACCGATCAGCAATGTCTTCGAAATCGAGTAACTTAGATAAATTGCTTGCATCGTAAAAAGAAACACAGAGAGTCCATCTAGATTCGTTGTCTGAATTCAATACACTATGCGGCTGTCCGGCATTTATAAGAGTCGGTTTTCTTATTTTAGTTGACTCTTTAAGAATGCATTGATTCAAGGGTATATGAACATACGATACTCTTGAACCTTGAGGCAAGGTATAATCTCCTGCTGTTGATGAGTTTACTTCGACTTCTAACTCATATCCTGGTTTTAGTGCGTACCAAAACATTCTGCTGTTTGGTGCACCGTATGAAAAATTCAATTTTCCGTAATTTGAAATTCTATCTAAATCAACATGACACGGCAACATGCCTTTTGGAGGAGTGTAAAAACAATCAACATTGGCAATTTGCATACCTCGACTATCCAAAAAAATCAACTAAAATCTTCGGGAGATCGTGAGGTTTCTTACTATAGTTTAGCGTCTTTAGGTTGCAATCAAACTTCGCAAATTCAAGAAGATCGACTTCAAATGGTAAGTTGATGTGTCTGTAGTAGTTTTGCATTACGATTTTATCAGATTGATAAAATGATATCCGGCATCTAATGTTCCAAACTTTGGATCTCTGCCGTTCATGTGATGATGCTTGTGTAACCATTCACCACCAGTGAATAACAAAAATTCCATAATAGGTTGATCCAAAGGACCAGTTTTATTGTGAGCAAAAACTTGATGTGCAGATCCAACAAAATGTAACCATCCTAATGGGATTAAGTAACAAAATACTAACGCCAATGGATTAATAAGCAAAAGTAAAAACACAGTTGCTAAGATTACAAGAAAATAGTAATTATGAAAGAATCTGTGCATTGGGTCTTTGTATAACCTAACTAGCGTCTTCTTGTGGAATTCTGTATAGTTGTTCATTTTCCAGAACAAGTAACGAACTCCGGTGTAATGAGGATCTTTCTCAGTGTCACTATACTTGTGATGAGAAACATGCATAGCACACCATTGTACGGATGATCCATACACCCCAAGTGTTCCCAAATACACTAGGATCACATGCCAAATTTTTGAAGTTTGAAAAGACTGGTGACAAAAGAGTCGGTGAAGCCCTACTGTAACTCCCATCAATAGCATGAATGTAAAGAATAGCATGGGCAAAATCCACCAAAGACTTGCTGATCCCGTTAACAATGCCCATGCTCCGTATAACATAGAACCGTATCCTATATAGGAAGCGATTGGAGTCATCAACAAGCGATGACCGAACAGTTTATCAGTTCTTTTCATTATGATAAGAATTCTAGTATAATCACTTTACTGTTGGCTACACATTCACGTTCTACAGAACCTACAATGAAGGTTCTTTCTTCGTCAAACACCTTTCCGTTTATGGTAACTGAGCCTAAACAAACTAAACCCTTAAATCCAGGCTGTAAAATTACAGATTCGCCTGCATTAATTTCTAGTTTGTTGACAATCGGGAGTTTGTCTTTATTGTTACCTGCATAAATGCATAGACGAGTAGTTGGTTCAGTGTAAACAAGTTTAAAAGTACCATCTTCACCTACGAGTTCATGCTCAGTAGAAAGTATACCTGGAACCCGATCTCCTCTTTTTACGTCATCAAGAAAAAATTCTGCTCGTCCTTTTGTAAAAAGAGTAATAGCTTCAGACATCATTTCTTTGCCGCGGATAACCTGATAGCTTTCTGCTGGATAATCTCTAAAAGTAATTACCCATTTAAAGGCTCTTCCTACTCTTACTACTGCTTGATTGTTTGAATTAAAAAGTTGTTCTGAGATCATGTAATATCTCCTTATACTGTAGAGTCTTTAGTTTCTTCTAGTACCTGAAATATAACTGCTCTCAAGTATTCTTCATTGAAATCCCCGACCATATTTTGTCCGTCTGAGGCAGCAACCGAGGCTGGTTCTGGTTCAGGTGGGATTAGAGCCTTTATTTGATCGAATCCTGTTGCTGTTTGAATTTCTTGTTTACGAGTTATTACCCAAACTGGGGCTCGCCTCATGATGTCTTCGTGAAGTTCAGTTGTTGATATGAAGTGACCATCTACGATAGGAACATCGTATGCCCATCTTCCTAATGAAATATTGTTAGGGTCAAAGTATTCAACCTCCAGTTGCCCGGTTTCATCGAATGCTTTTACAATTTTATATGTTATTCCGTTACTCATTTTGTCCTCTTTTGTTGCTTTTATTTAGTTGTTTATGAGATACCGCCATATCTTTCGCCAGTCGAATACCAATATGGAATTGTATTACCTATTACGGCGGCACCTACAGTGCCACCGCTTCCACCAGCTGATCCGCCCGTTCCAGTGCTTCCTGCTGTTCCACCACTGCCAAAGTTTGCACCTGCTCCACCTGAGCCACCTACTCCACTTCCTCCGGCTCCACCTGAACCTGCGCTTGAAATTGTACCTGCTCCACCGGCGCTTCCACCTGGAGATCCTCCTGCTCCACCAGAGATATTTGTGGCATTAGTAGAACGAGCGCCCCCTCCC